TTTGGCTCCCACATGTCAAACCGGCACAGACGCCCTGACATGGTGCGGATCTTGCCGTGAGCACTTGCTTGTGCCGACACCAGATCCGCCAAGCCTTTCACAAACGGCACCTTCTCGTGGTACTGTGCCAACAGTGCCTTGGCCTCGTCCTTGGATATGTCCATGGTGTGAGACAGCTTGCCTACACCCATGCCATACATGATGCCCAAATTTACGGTCTTGGCCTGCTTGCGACTGATGTTCGCCATGTCGGCCACCATCTGGTGGAAGTCGGCATCGCCCTTGTGATACTCGTCCACGACGCTGTCGATCATTGGACTCTTGTACTTAGCGCCCATGCTTGCACAGTAGTGGACAAGGAGCCTTGGCTCTTGGCTTGAGTAGTCAAAGCTGCCCCACTTGCAGTCGTCGTCAGGGATGAACAGACCACGGATCATGGCCTTAATCTCTGGATCCCGCGCCGGAATCTGTTGAAGATTGGGGTTGCTTGAGGAGAACCGCCCAGTGACAGTGCCGCCATCGTCAGACCGTAGCTGATGAAACTCGCAGTGAATGCGCCCCTTGTGGGCAAACTTCAGAATGTTATCAATAAATGTATTACTGGCCTTATCTAGTTCACGAAGCCTAAGTATCTTTGCCGCGACTGGATGCGAACAGGCTTGCAGGAATGCCTTGGTAAAGGATGGCTGTCCGTTGTTCTCTGTTCTCTCATAGTACAGATTGTGGTGATCGAAGACGGACGCCACGCTCTTGGCTACCCACGGTTCTACGCTCACGCCTGTTTCATGTTTAATGTCTGCAACCAGATCCTTCTTGAGACCAATCAGCTTTTTCTTTGCCGCCTCGGCACCGTCGATGTTTACCTTCACGCCCTTCTCACGCATGTCCAACAGAACGGGTAACAGCGAGGTCTCCAGATTGAACACATCCATAAGACTCTGTTCTTTGAGTCCGACATGCAACATGTTCCACAGCTTGAGCGTCAGCTCTGCATCCTTCTCGGCATACGCCCCCACGAATCGTGAGTTGAGCCGCCACATCTCACCCTTGGGATCAAAGCCGTGGTCCGCCGCCGCAGCGCGGAGTGTTCTCTCATCCTTGCGCTCGTCTAGATAATCTTTAGCCAGATTGTTGAGGCTGTAGCTGAACCTGTTCTCGTTCAGTAGTGGCGCCGCTACCATCGTGTCGATGATCGTGCCTTGGATCTTGACCCCTGCCCACCGGAGCCAGCCAGCATCATAGGTGGCGTTGTGCATGACCTTGGGGATGTCAGGCGTAGCAAGCTGATCAGCCAACCACTTCATGACCTTGTTCTGTGGGATGTTGCCCCCACCCTCATGGGCGATAGGGTAGTAGCCTACGAAGTCACCAGCCGCTACCGCTACACCTACGATGAAGCCGTCACCACGCGCCCACCCTGGTCCCAAGGACATCAGGTTCGGATCGTTAGTCTCAAGGTCAATGGCAATGAACTTGCTGTTCCGCAGGTCAGGAAACACCTCCGGCGGCACCCAGTCCTTCTCTATGGTGTCCAGATCCAGCCTATGTAGGAACGTGATCTGACTATTTTCCTTTGCCATCTACTTCTCCTCCGAGACTCGCGTAACCAGCAATGTCGATCCACGAGTCCTGATGCGTCGGCGTAACAATTAGTCTAGCAAGTTTTAGCGCCGTAAGACACTGATAAACTTGAGAAACCGTAACGTCTTTCTCTAGTATGACAGACCAGAGTTGCGCCACGCGTTCATGGTTCTCGTAGGCATCGCCATAATCTCTGGCTCTCGGCCCATTGACCAAGTCCTTGGCGGTGTCGAGTAGCTTGTCACGTTTCATTTTTGTTCCTCCTCGCGAGTGTCCCAATAGTCCTCGCCGTAATGGTGAACAATCTCTTCGCCTGCGGCTATGTCCCGCAAAGCGACGAACTCTAGAAACCTATTATCTGTTTCGGATATCTGCCATTCAGCGTTTGGATCTGATCCGTGGTTGTAGATCATCCCAGCGCCCAGCACGCAGTAGTAGTCCTCATCATTGTCTGGACTTTGAAAAAGATAATCATCAAGGCGACTGCCCTCTTTGATATCGTCATTGTCTATAACGACATAGAAGCAGGCCTCAATCACTTCATCCTTTAGAATGTTGCGATCAGCAAAAACACCAACACCCTCAATGCTTGAATCTTGAACCTTAATCATATCGAATACCTGTATTGTGACCGCGAATCCACGACATGCAGATTCTCCCTTGCCCTAGTGACGGCGGTGTAGAAGACGCGGTGCTCATCGTCCTGATCCGGTGCGTTGACCGCAGGGTATGACGAGTCCGTCAGCAACAGGACGTTGTCATCCTCCCCGCCCTTCATGCGGTGGATGGTAGACAGACTGATCCTTGGCTTGGTTAGATCCTCGCCCCTACGTCGCACAGCCGCCATGTACCGGCGATCTTCGCGGGACATATTGACCACGACTTCTGGCCTCATCTCTTGAGGTGCCAACAACCCATGCTCTGCCACCAGATTGTCGTAGTTGTGGGAACCTTGAGGATCCACCGCGTCAAAGGTCTTGGTCGCTGCACGCTTCAACAGCGCCTTGTCGCCTTGCTTTGGCATGTAGCCGTAGAGCTTCTTGATCTCACCGACACTGGCTGTCTCGCCCTTGGCTAACCGCTCCCAGATGTTCATGGCCTCAAGTAGTTCAAGCGAGATCATGGAATTACCAAATCGCTCAAACAAATACCCGTCGTCCCGTAAAGTTTGGTGAATATGATTCAAGGATTTGTTGGTTCGCGCCATAATTGTCCACGAACCTTCATCAATGTTCACATCGTACCAATTCATGTGAAAGTTGACGGAACCCTCGGCGTCACGCGGACTCCAGTTCTTCTCTTGTCTGACATGAATACGGTTAACCAATTCGTTTGCCAGACCAAACACCTCCCCTGGCACACGGTAGCTTTTGTTCAAGATAACCTTGTTGTCACAAGCGTTCATGAAGCTATGCAAATCCACGCCGTTCCAGCGGTGGATGCACTGATCGTCGTCCCCTGCGTACCAGACCTTTGCCGCCCTCTCCTTGAGTATGGCAACTTGCTTCCACTGTAGCGGTGTCAGATCCTGCGCCTCATCAACAATCAGGATCTCCAAGGCAGGGCCGGTGCCTTGCTTAACAAACAGATCCACCATGTCCGCAAAGTCATACTTGCCCAAGTCAGACTTGTACTTTGCGTAGATCTGATCCACGCGCTTGACCATGCTCCAATGCAAGTCATAGTCGGCTCGATCATTGTACTCATGCTCAAGACTCACACAGCGCATCTTGGCTCGGTTGATGATCTCCAGATACCGATTGCCCTCTTTCATGGACAACGGCACCAGTCCCTCCTCCATAACCTGTGCAGTGCTACGGTCAAAGGGCATACCCAAGATGTCACCCAGCTTGTGAAAGTCAGGCGATTGTATCGTCTCGGACTTGTCCATGCCCAACCAGTTGAAGCCGATTGAATGTAGCGTCTTGAACCACGGCACATCCTTCTCAGTAAGCTGTAATGCGGTGCTTACTCGCTCTCTCGCTTCTTGGATGGACTTGCGAGAGAAAGACACGAATCCGATACGATCAGGAGGCGTGCCGTTAGCAAGTTCCTGACGCACGATCTCAATCATCGTGTGTGTTTTACCGCACCCTGGTGGCCCGAAGATGAGTGTCTCCTCAGTCATCCGTCTTCTCTGTCGCGTGGACGAGACTCAAGCCAATGCTCTACCTCTGTCCGTAGCCAGCGAGTTGTGCTGTTCTTTTCGTTCTCAGGACCAAGCACGACTGGTTTGGGGAAATGTCCTTCGTCTACCCACCGGTAGATCGTTGAACGCGCCACACCAAGCCATTCGACTACATCGCCCACTTTGAGATACCGTTCATCAGAAGGGTATGTCATTTTCTATCTCCTCTGTTGGTAGGTCGATTTCGGTGTTGTCAAACTCTGGTACAAACCAGACGCGAAGATTCTTCCATTGACCGGTATCTTCGTCTTTAAACTTGTAGGTAGTGTTACAGTCATGACCACTGTTCATGTCCTTGAGTCGCTGCTGGATTTGTGGACGCTTCAGTTCGCGGAAACCACGATTGCGTAGAAACTCCATCAGTCCTTTGATCGTGAACATTGTCATGTCGTTCTCTGTCCACGGCTTGCCAATCGTCATCTCTTGCGGTGACCGCGCCCGAATCCTGCCAGTACAGTAAACCTCAACCAGCTCTTCAAACTGACCTTTGATCGTCAGTTCTTTGGGCACCTCAATATGAGTAGCCGTCTCGAGCATCCGGTTTACATACTCCTGCCAATCGTGCGCTTTCATGATCGGCGGCATGACATCCAGCTGCTCCATACATGCGCGTTGGAACTGCAAAGGCATTTGTAACTGTTCGGTGGATAACTCCAGTCGCTTGCCATCAACATCCAGAAAGTACAGACGCGGCTCCGACTTTTGTATTGTGAGTCCGGTAATACCAGGCATTGAACCGTTCTTGCCTACGCCATACTTGGCTTGCCGACAGGCCGTCTTATCACAATGACTGCCCATGGGTTCGTCCTTGCAGAGATACCCATAGTCCTTTTTCTTGTGCTGGTTCTGGATCGTGACGATCTCATTGGCAGGCAATGATGGTTTGCAATACTTCTGATTCCACGATTCAAGGGTACGTTCCCACGAATCTGGATTCATCATCTTCGCGGCCACTGCCGCATGAAACATGACTTTGTTTCTGGTGCCGTCTGGCACAGAGGTTGCGAACATGATCCGCAAGCATGGTGGCATTTCTTTTAATTCATCATCGTCGGTCGAAAAATCTAACTTACGAAGATCCTCTAACGTGACCTTTTTACGCTCGACCTCTTTAAGGAATGACTCCAGTGATAACTCATCCCCCTTTTGATTTATCGCATAACGTAATGTGTTATCTGCCGAGAAGTACGGCAGATTAATGAAGTTACCGACATCACCTCGCTCGGCAAGAATCTTATTTTGTTTTGGAAACACCTCACATCCGCCGTAGCCGAGTACGGCAGCGAACTCCATCAGATGGTCGCGCATGTCTGTTGCACTAATCCAGTCTTGCATGAACAAGAACAGATGTGCCCCGCCTGATTTAGAACGGCAAACAACAAGTGGTAGCTTAAAACGGCGGCACTTCTTCAAGATGGCTAGGTGGTCAACCGGATATGTATCAATGTCTAGTGCACCAAACTTACACATGTTCTGACTATTGATCGGAATCGAACCAACCCCATGTTCGCCCTGCAAATGGCTGTCGATCAAATGCTTGGTCAACGGCTCTCGGACGATGAAACTCTTTGCCTCTGTCTTTCCGTTCTTCCTAACGTCACCTACTGTTGTTTGACCGTGTGCTACGCTGGAGCCTTCAAAGGCCGCAGCGAACCGGTCAACTAATGTCATCACTTACTCCGCAAAAAAGGGGCGACAGGCCGTGCTACCTGCCGCCCCAACGATTAGAAGGGGATGTCGTCGGCGGACGGAATGTCGTTGCCAGCCGGCGCCGAGTCCTGTACAGACTCGTCCTCTTGCTGGGGCTTGACTTCACCCTTCATAATCTGTTCGCGGAACTTCTTTGCTTCTGCGAATACATCTGCACGATCTACGACCCCGATCTTGGAGATCGACCACGAGGACCATGACCCTCGATCATTGGACTCATCAACGCCTGTGAAGTTCCACATCACACCATACAGCGGCGGAGTCCTGTAGTTACCCTGCGAGTCCTGTACCTTCTGCATGGAGATCTGGGTCTTCCAACGCCGACTGACCTTCAGACCGGTAGAGCGGAAGTCGATGACTGCTTTTTGTGTGCTGCCATCATCATCAATGATTACACAGTAGAAGTTGTCAGACTTGACCAACTCACTCTCAATGTGACCGTTGGCGTCCTTGATGTACTCCTTGGCACCGTCCCGCGTCACACGCTTCAACAACGTAGCCAACTCGGTGTCGGCCATCGTGTATCGTTTGATGAGTTTATCTTCCGCCTTGTGTGTGTAAATGGTTTCTTGGTGCACTGGGATGACAGTAATGCCCTTCTCTGGATCCCAAATCTGCTTGGTAATGGTGTTGTAAATTTCACCAGCACGAAGCTCTTTGATAAACTCAGGCTTTGCTTTCTGCATCGCACCAGACATTGGATGCGCCAAACGAACAAACGGCACCTCCATATCATTCACGTTGAAATCTACGCCAGCGCCCTCATCAGAGACCATCTGATCAATCAGGCCGGTGGAGACTGCGGTCTCCTTCTTCTTTGCAATTTGTGTACTCATTTTGAGTTCCTCTTCACTTCAGCAGTTCTTGCTACAAACGCTCCAAACATATCCAAGTCGATAGGCAGACCCTTCTCAACACGTTCACGAACAAACGCCTTCAAGGTCATCGAATGGATGTGCGTCTTCTGTTCTGGGTGGAATCCCTTCTGCTCAAGGTCGTACATTACGTCCCCAGCTTTGTTATCCTGCCCACGACCAAACGACACGATGATGTCATTCTTAATGATGTCGTCCAGACCATGTTCACGGAGCCAATTAAAAGCATCCTGCTTCCGGTCAGCAGGGATCGACGCCGTCACAAATGGTTTGAGCTTGACGGTTAGACCGTCAACATCAATACGCTCCATCCCCATCTCATCCATGAGCATAGGAATGTGTTCAAACGCGATCCGCTGTTTTTCTGCTTTTAGTTCTTTGAGATACTTTTCAGTCTCGTCGATTTGTTCTTGTTTCTCGTTAAGCCGGCGAACTAAACCGGATAACTGTTTACCATTCTCAGCCTGCACGCCCTCCAGCGTGCTAGCGTCAAAGATTTCATCTTCTTCGTCGAAGATATCTATTTCGTTACTCATACCAAGTACATCCTCTTCAGGTTTGATGGCTTGACGGAACCGTACCGACAGCCTATGTTTAGACCATATGGGAGGACATGGATGGAAGTCAACTACAAAATCAAAACGAAACCATATGCACACCAGGTCGAGGCGTTGGATCGTAGCGTTGACAAGGAATCCTTCGGGTTCTTTATGGAGATGGGTACTGGTAAATCAAAGGTCTTGATTGACACCATCGCCTACCTTGGGTCGCAGGCAATCAACCCTCTGGATCGGGTCGAGTTCGCTCTTATCATTGCACCAAAGGGCGTGTACCGCAACTGGATCAACAAAGAGATCCCAGAGCATTTCTCAGATGAGATCGCGCACACCGTGTGCCATTGGCAGGCAAATCAAACCAAAACATATAAGGATAAGGTTCGGGCGTTCTTCAACAGCCGCGACCTTGGCGTAAAGATATTTGTCATGAATGTGGAGGCATTCTCGTCAGCCAAAGGCAAGAAGGCGGGAGAGTGGATGGCTGAGAAGTTCGGGCGCTTTGGCCTTATAGCCATTGATGAATCAACAACCATCAAGAACCATAAAGCCAAGCGCACCAAGTCCTTACTCAAGATTGCGGAGAAGTTCAAGTACAGAAGACTGTTGACAGGGTCGCCTGTCACAAAGTCACCCATGGACTTGTATTCACAGTTCCAGTTTCTTGACCCCAGCATCTTGGGATACGACTCCTACTATGCATTTCAAGGGCGCTTCGCTGTCCTGCAAAAGCGCACCATGGGCGCACACAGCTTTCAACAAATCCTTGGCTACAGAAATCTGGAAGAGCTGACCATGCGTATTGACCCACACACATATCGAGTCTTGAAGAAAGACTGCCTAGACCTGCCGGAAAAGACCTACACTGTGCGTCATGTCCCCCTGACTATGGAGCAAATCCGCATGTACAAGGAGTTGCAGGAATTTGCCATCACACTGCTAAAAGACGACAAGCTCGTCAGTACACCGCAGATGATTACGCAGATGCTGCGCCTACAACAGGTGCTATCGGGCCATGTCAAAACGGATGAGGGTGAACTACTTCAGTTGCCCACCCAACGTCTGGCCGCGCTTATGGACTGCATTGAAGAAGTGTCCGGTAAGATCATCATCTGGTCACGGTTCCGGTATGACATCGTCAACATCCGTAATGAACTGGCTAACGTGTACGGTTCGGACTCGGTGGTCTCTTACTATGGCGACACATCTGATCAGGACCGGCAGATCGCCATCGACAGATTCCAAGATGGCAACGCAAGATTCTTCGTAGCGAATCCAGCCACGGCTGGTTATGGCCTCACGCTGACCGAGGCCAACACAGTGATTTACTATGCTAACGACTTTAACCTTGAAACTCGGATCCAGTCCGAGGATCGCTGTCATCGTATTGGTCAGAAAAACCCTGTCACATATATTGACTTGATCGCAGATGGGACGATTGACGAGAAGATCGTCAAAGCCCTTCGTGATAAGATTGATATTGGTGCACGAGTATTAGGAGAGGAGGCCAGAGAATGGCTGAAGCTGACCCCAAAATCGCAGGTAGTATAGACGTTTTGATTGACTACAAGAAAGGTGGTCTAACATTAGAACAGGCCGTTGACCGGTTCAGGAAGCTGACCGGCCTGACACCAGACGTTGCTGAAAAGTTTTTACGGGGGCTAGGTAGAGACAATGTCGTTTCGCTTTCGGCAAAAAAATCAGTTCTTGAGTCAGAGTCGGCGGCGGAATGATCTGGCTCCTCGTCCTAGTGACCGCCGTGGAGATGGACAGAATCGAGACAAGAGTTCTGTCGGGGTTTCCGACAGTGGAGAGTTGTCACTCGGCAGCAAGTCGGATTCTTTGGAAAGACATGCCAATGAATCAAGAAGCGGTGTGCGTCAGGACGGAGACGAAAAGTGATGAAAGATGACGACATCATACAAAGGCGGCTGGACGCAGGCATGTGTCCAAGATGTTCATCGGACACGCTAGAGGTGGTGCCAACTGGGCGTAAGTGTCGTTGTTGTGGCATCCACATTGGAAACGGGAAACAACCCGAAACAATTGAAGAGGAGGACACAGGATGGGCTGGGTCGATACATTGAAGAACAAATCAGTGATGCTCTATATCGGGGGCATCGTAATCGCGAACTTTGGGTTCACATACATCCCCATGATTCCGTTACCAGGCGGGGAGATGTTCGCGCCTATGAGTCTGCTTGTCGGGTTCATCTTCGTATGGCGGGACATGGCGCAGCGTGACGTTGGTCATCGCGTGCTGGGTGCCATGGCTATCGGAGCCGTGCTCAGTTACTTGCTGGCTAACCCCTTCGTTGCGGTTGCCAGCGTGGTCGCGTTTGCCATCAGTGAGCTGGTGGACTGGGCGGTCTATACCTACACCAAGAAGCCGCTGCGGGATCGGATCCTGTACTCGTCAGCCATCGGCACACCGGTAGACTCTGCCGTGTTCATGCTAATGCTTGGGTTCTTTAGCTGGTACGGATTCTTTGTGATGGTTGTCAGCAAGATGATTGGCGCCGGAATCGTGTGGTACAGGTTGGGAGTTAAGAATGATTATTGACCAGAACACATACAAGTTCTCCATCGACGGCATTCCTTGTCCCATTGATGGGCAAATCATCAAGTATGATGTGACTTGGATAGTTGAGGATTTTGTTCAGGTAGAACTCCTCATGGAGTGGGTTGAGGAACAAGTTCAAATCCCAATGTTTCAAGAGGATTTTACCAGTCGGTTCTGGGAAAAGTGGAGTGACGGAACAGCAGGTTACCTGAAGGTAGAGGGCGTGCACTCTGGTGTACGCATCATCTCAGAAGCCGGCATGAGCAAGTACAAGCCGTGATCCACTACCACGGCACACCACTAACACCAAGAGAGATGCTTCTCCGCATGGCGGGGAAGCACTTCTGCGTGTCGTTTGCTGACCCGCGTGACGCCGAGGTCTGTCTGGATATCGGGCAGTCTGTCATGTGGGATAACGGCGCGTTTACTGCATTTACTCAAGGCAAGACATTTGACATCAACGCATTCTACGAGTGGGTCGAGCCACGACTCGGGCACCCACATTGGGCGGTAATCCCTGACGAGATAGGTGGAGACGAGACGCAGAACAGGGCGAAACTTGCTACTTGGCCTTTTCCAAAAGAATTCGGCGCCCCCGTCTGGCATCTTCATATGCACACCGATTACCTACTGTACCTGTGTGACAACTACCCGAAGGTCTGCTTCGGTAGTAGCGGGGAGTATTGGAAGATCGGGACAATCAAGTGGGAGCAGCGGATTGACGAGGCGTTTAACGCCGTCGCCAAACACCAACGTCACCTGCCATGGATTCACATGCTTCGAGGTCTTGCCCAAGCCGGCAAGCGGTGGCCTTTCGCTTCGGCTGATAGCGTCAACGTCGCACGCAACTACAAAGACTCTTCGGCTGACCCAGAGAAGATGGCGCGTCGGATTGATGGCGTGCAGTGTCCCCTGCATTGGAACCCAAACCTGACGGTGCACCAGATGGAACTGGCGATATGAAACTTGAAGTTACGCCACTGAGTCTGCGAGAAGCAAACGAGTTCGTTGAGAACTTCCACCGGCACAACAAGCCGACACAAGGGGGGAAGTTTGCGATAGGTGCGATATATGACAACGAGCTTGTCGGGGTAGCTGTCGTGGGGCGTCCTGTCTCTGCCACGCTAGATGACGGCCTAACAGCCGAGGTTACCAGAGTTTGTGTCGTGGATCACGCACCCAAAAACTCGTGCAGTTTTCTTTACGGGAGGTGTTGGCGGATCTGGCAACAGATGGGTGGCAAGCGCATGGTCACATATACCCTGCAAGAAGAGTCTGGATCCTCGCTTCGGGGCGCCGGTTGGAAGATCGTCGGTGAGGTTAAGCCGCATGACAGGTGGACTCCCAAAGGCGGAAATCGGAACTGGCAACCAATCTATGGGCAGCTGAAGTTTAGGTGGGAAGCATGATCATTTCGTGGTGGTCGGCTGGCGTCACCAGTGCGGTGGCGACCAAGCTGGCGATAGACAAGTACGGCAAGGATCGGGTGCTCCCGATCTACTTCCACATTGACACAGCGCACCGTGACAACGAGCGGTTCATTCGGGAGTGCGAGGATTGGTATGGTCGGGACATCATGGTGACCAAGTCCCACAAGCACAGTAATCAGTTTGATGTCATCACCAAAGACAAGTACGTCAACGGGCCTGGTGGTGCTCGATGCACGCTGGTGCTCAAGAAACGAGTCCGGCAGCGAATCGAAAAGGAGATGGAGTACGAGGCACAGGTCTTTGGGTTTGAGTATTCCAAGAAGGAGGTCAACCGCGCCATCCGATTCCAAGAACAATACCCAGATGCCAAGCCGATCTTTCCATTGATTGAAAAGAAGCTGACCAAGCCAGAGTGCCTGTACTACCTTGAACAGGCCGGCATAGAACGACCTGCCATGTACAAGCTGGGCTACGGCAACAACAACTGCATCGGCTGCGTCAAAGGCGGCAAGGGATACTGGAACAAGATCAGGCGAGACTTCCCAGACTACTTTGAACGCATGGCCGAGGCCGAGCGGCAAGTCGGCAACTCTTGTATTCGCGGAGTCTACCTTGATGAACTAGAGTCTAACGAGGGCGCCCAACAGAAGTTCATCATGCCTGACTGCGGCAACTTCTGTGACATTGAGTTCACCGAGATCATGCACAAGGACATAGACGAGATCATGCGCGAACCGGAGCAGCTGAGTCTGTTCTAATGAAAAGGGCGGCTCACGCCGCCCGATTCCTACTTCTTGTTCTTGCTACCTTTCGGCCTGCCCCGCTTTTTCGGTGCGGGTTTTTTGGGTGCCGCTTTCTTTTTGGCTGGAGCCTGACCCCCGACCCACGCTTCATTGAACGTGGGCGTCTTCTTGTCATCACCGATCAGTCGCCCTCGATCATCTCGCGCGCGCTCCGGCTCGGACTCGGTGTAGAACATCGGAAAGAATGTTTTCAAAAAACTCTTCATCATGCAGACTTCTCCCTTGTCTGTTGGTATGCGTCCTTGATCAGGACGGCTAGTTGCCTTGCGATTGTCCGGTCTTCAGACTTGGACAGCTCACGGATCATCTCATAGATTTCCATCGGCACGGCCACGTTGCGAAACGCCGCCTTTTTTTCGACTGTTGGTCTTCCGCGCTTTGCCGCCATTGGTCTTACCTTTCTTTTTTGCGTGATACCGCTCTCGCGCCTTGCGATTTCTTTCCTGACGCTGTGCTTCTGGATCGTGTTGCAGATAATCCGTCCCGAATAGCGCGTTCAGACCTGGCTCTAGTTCCTTTGCTAGTTGCGCCCGACCCTTGAGTCTTGCCTCCTCGGCCTTTCGATCCCGATAGATCATCGACTCCTTGTCGTACTCCAGACCTAGCTCGTCCGCTGTTGCTACGAGGTTTGCGATCATCCTCATGTCGCCGTCTTCCAGAACGAACCGCACTAGCTTTCCGCGCAGCAGGTTCAGAGCGTCGTTCACCAGAAGAGTCTGGTTTCCTAAATACATCCTTGTACCTCCTTACTTCGACTTCGATGTAGTAACCATGGTGACCGTCTCCCCTTCTGGGGATGCTGGCTTGTGTGTCCAGTTCATCAATCACCTTCTCCACTTCGGTGGGTTTGCACACCACCTCCTTCACAATCTTTAACCTATTAGAATATAGGGTGATTGTGAAATCTAAGATTTTATTATCATTCTTCATGTTTATAGCTTGTTATCACACAATCATCCAGAACAATCTTCTTGTTCCGAGGCAGTTCATAAAACCGCCACTGAGTCAGCTGCGTCGTACAAGCCTGCACGCTATCGAATGTGCGATGATAAAATTCGGTCTCGCATTTGCTCTCACCGCCTGCGAACACCGTGCACACCAAGGCCATTGCCTTAACTATCATAGTTGTCCTCCAGCTCTGGACCGCCCCAATCCTTGCGGTCATCCTCGTTTTCATAGGCGCGGAGGTAATCTTGGACCTGCTCGTCCGTCATATCCTCGCGCTCGATGCGCTTCATCGATCCGTTTTCCTGCACCTGATCGTAATGCGGAGCAGGACGGCGCCTATAATATGCGTCCGCCGAGCCGCGATCCGCCGGACTCCCATGAACTCTACTCATCGTCATCCTCCTCCGGCAGACTCTCGTCCACCTCACATTGAATGCCATGGTACTTGCAGTAACCAATCACAGAATACAACTGCGGGTGCGGAGCAATGAATGACACAATCCTCACAACCTGTTTTCCGTTGTCATCCACAATGTAAAACAGCCAATAATTAGCCACCTCCGGAGATGCCCACGCAAACAAACGTGTCGTGCTGCCCTCACCTGATGACGTTGTGATCTGACCTGCCACCTCCGACAGGAAGCTCAATGTCCAGTCCATGTCACTCATCATCATCCTCCGGTGGACCGTCCGGTCCTTCGTTGATCAAACCTGCATGCTTGCGCCGCGTCTCATGGTAAAGCTCAATCAGACTTTCTCCATGCTTCTCGCACCATGCTTCCACGGTCATGTCGATGGCGTCCTCCTCCATGTTCATGACCCATGCTTTTACTTTTCCCATTTCTACCTCCGTAGATTTTGAACCAACATTCTGTGCAAAGCAGATCGTTACCATCCTTTGCATCAGCCTTCTCGCCACACTTGTGGCACCTACTGATGGGCAACATCCCTCATGCCCTCCAGCAAATGACAGATCACATCAACGGTCCAGCCGTTGCCTAACATCCGATAACGCTGGGTGTTCGACACATGATCCGTGTATCCATCCGGCACGGTCTGCAATCGCTCACATTCAACGGGCGTGAGCTTGCGCCACTTCATACCGTCAACTGCCAAGAAATTGTTATGCTCCCATGACGATCCGCTCAACGTGGGAACCTTCCCATCGTCCGCCTTGATGCCGCCTTGGTTCTTGCCCCTCGCAACTTGAAGAATCTTAGGCTCCAGATTGCCACCAGATGCCGCACACAAACTTGGTGCTTTGCCATCCGGATGATAGACGCGGCGATTGTAGCCGTGACCCTTTAGGTCTGCCTCGCCAGCCAACTGCAATCCGTCTTCCGTCTGATCGTCAAAATCAAACACAAGCTGGCGGCGGTTCTTCTGAAAATACGATTTCAGATTGCCGCCCTTGAAGTAGTTCGCGTCAATGCAATGCGACTTATCCCGATCCGTGAACCCATCCTCCAAGATGTCCTTCAAATAGACATGCTTGTTCTCCGGCAAAGACTTGACTGGAATGTTCGTCCAATACAAACGGCGCCGATTCTGCGCGCTTACACGGTTTGAGTTGATGTCCACAGGCTTGCATCCCAGAAGGTCAGATATAACGTCCTGATATTCTTTCTTCATATTGACGTTCTCCAACAGGAAATACTTTGGCTTCAACGCTTTCAACAGCCGCACGAACTCAAAGAAGAGCTTGGAACGCGGGTCGTCAAAGTTGAGTTGCTTGCCAGCAAACGAAAATCCCTGACAAGGCGAGCCGCCAATCAGCAGATCAATGTCCGCGCCACACCCAACACCGTTTTCATCCTCATAAAAAAGACGACCATGTTTTGTACCCACTGTGGTCACATCACCCAGATGCACCGTGTCAGGATAGTTGGCCCTCGCCACCTCAATCGCATACTTGTCAATCTCGCTGGCAAAGTAGTTGGTGATAGGAAAGCCAGCCCTTTCCAAGGCCAGCCTCCCACATGACATTCCGTCAAATAGCGATAGCACGTTCACCGTATTTCTCCTTCATTTCAGTATGTGTAAGCTCGTCAATCAGAACCCAATTCCAAGTGTCACGCATCTGCCAAATCTCAACCCACAAATCTTGGCTGTTATGCTTTGAGATCACATAATGATAGTCACACCAATGATTGGCCTCCAACATCTCATCACGATCCTTGAACAAGGCATTCACCAAACGAACCTCGCCGCCTCGCCGATTCTTGTTCGCCGCAACAAACGCCGCAGCAAATTCGTCAGCCTCAAAACGTGGCAACTCCCATGCGAACTCCTTGGCATTCTCAATGAAATCAGCCGCACCGCGTGGGTAGTTGTCATAATGCTTGTATGCCCACACTTCTTCATTCTCATCCTCAAAGATGTAAATCGCTCTAGTTCCCATTGTCTTCCTCCATTACATGACGAAACTTTACACATGTGCCCTGACACTTGTCGCAATCTACGACATCACCATAAGGCGTTGGCTCGTACCCATGACCGGCGCACCAGTCACAGTATACAACGTATTCGATCCGTGAACCTTGGACCTCAATTCTTTGCTGTACTTCCATAACGTCCTCCAAGACTGATATTTAATTGTTATTATACACAGAGCGAGACAGCATGCAACAACATAAGAACCGTGTCTCGTTTGTCACGTTTGGTACAGTGTTTTTGCTGGAAAAAAGTTTTTAAAATTTTTTAGAATAGGGTGTGACAAGTGTGACAAGTGTGACAAGAACCTCTCAACACAAGGCGGAGCAAGGAGTTTTCTTTGGCACACTTCTAAGCATTTTTGGCACACTTGTCACAGTATGGAGACACTATAGGACAACATCTCAAAATCCAGGTAAAATGCCTTTTTTCAAAAGGGCTTCAAAACAGCGTTTTTATGGGGTAGTAGTGTGACATGTGTAACAAGAAGACAGACATTCTTGCAGATGACATTGAGGCCGAGACTGGACGCAAATTGACCCAGCGTCAGCGTGAGTTCGCTCGGCACTATGTTGAAGGCATCTATTCCAACGCTGAATGTGCCCGAAAGGCAGGCTATGCATCCAACTCAGCAGCCTCTATTGCTGGGCACCTGTTAGCCGGCAAAAAGTTTCCTCACCTCACCGATTACATACAAGAACTTCGTGAAGAACGAGAACGCCGTTATGGCGTGACCGTGATGGGTCAGCTTAAACGTCTTCATGAATTATCGTCTGGCGCCGAGGAGGCAGGTCAATTCTCAGCTGCAATCAATGCTGAAAAGATTCGCTCTGCACTTGGTGGCTTGACAGTGGATAGGCGAGAGAACATTCATCAGCTAGACGATCTGTCGCGTGAAGAGATCACCTCTCGTTTGAATCAGCTCCGGCGCGAGTATCCGCAGGCGTTCATTGAGGGTGAATATACGGAGGTAGTTGATGCCGACACCGGAGGCGAACTTTTGGAACACCATTCGCAGGAACCTGCCGAGTAACTGTCATACAACCCGAATCGAAAACCGCCATGGTGGCGGCGTACCTGACGTACATGTAGCATGGTCAGGGCTTGTGTTTTGGTTAGAATTAAAAACAACAAAAAACAACAGTGTCAGAATATCTCCACAGCAAATAGCGTGGAATACCGCCTATTCTCGTTCGGGCGGCTTGTCATTCATCTTGGTTAAGCACCTCTCTTCGGGCGAGCTATTTTTGTTTCGGGGCGCGAGAGCCTTGGACGTAGCCAAGTCGGGACTGGCAGCTGGGGCCGAGTTTCGGGGTTCGGGGTCGATCTTATGGGACGCGATTCGGGAGGCGGGGGTCGGGTACCTAGAGTCAGTGCTATCGGGACTTCGGGATTCGGGATTCGGGGATCCAGCTCTAGGGGAGCTAGGGACTGGGGCGCCAGTACCAGGGTCACAGCAACCTGGGCTCGAGGTAGAGGAGGCCTAGGCCTCCTCCTCCTTTATGCTGTCTTCGATCTTGTCGATTAGGGCGCCAAAGGCTGCGAACCAATCCCGATCTTCTGGTTCCTTTTCGCATTGCTCAACGACAATGTGCTTTATGTGCATGATGATATCTTCTTTTGTCATTGCTGGTTTTACCATGTGATCACCTCGTGCCAGTGCTCGCGGCACTCGTTGTATTGTTCCCACGCTGTGAGATACATGTCTTCGGCTGTTGTGTGGAGCGATAGTTTGACTGGAAACGAACCCGCGGCGCGTATGTCGGCAAGGACAATCTCGCAGTCTTCTTCATTTGGATAGGCGCCCTCGTCGCCTAACTCGTCGCGCATGTCGTGATAGTTTTCGATCATGTTTTCAAGGACAGCAATGATGCTGTCCTTTTGCTGTTGCGTTTCAATAATCATTTTACTGCCTCAACGATGGTGGTGACGCCATTGCCTTGCGTGTAGCAAAGCAAGCAATCCTTGCATTTTTGGCCGGTGCAGTTTTGCTCAACGTCGCTGTCCTTGTGGACATTGTTGAACGTCCGATCAAAAAACTCCGGCGGCTGATTCATTACCGCGTCAATTCGCGGGTTGCTGTAAATCAGAATCAGATTAGCCGGCTTTTCATTCTGGCTGTAAAACTTGCGAATGAAATTCTTGCGCTTTGTCCACAAGGCAAAAGAGCAATGTGGGTTGTGCAACGTGATGTTGTGGAAGTTTTCCAGCATGGTCATGTTGATCAATTCACCATGACCGGAAAACCTGAAAAATGCGTCTAGGATTGTCGGTAACATATGCGGAGGAATCAACCCGCCCGACAACGTGTCACTGTTCCGTTGCCATGATGGAGCGCAATTTTTGCGCAATCCGTTTAGCATCTCAACGCTATAGCAATGTTTGCAAATGATGTTGTCATCATCAACAGCATTCATTTTTTGACAATACGGATTTGTAAGCGTGTTTGTATTCAACGCTTTGAATCCGGCAAGTTTCCCTGTCATGTTTGATATTTTTAACATGTGTAACCCTCCATAGTTCACAAGTTAAATATAAGCTAAAAACAACCAGGAAACAAATAAAAAGATTCGGGTTCGGGTTCAGCAGCCTCGAGTCGGGTTCGGGATTCGGGACTAATAAAAAACGCCCTGGGCCATGCCCAGGGCGCCGTCTATGGTTGGAGGACCATAACTAATATATAACACTCGAGTCTCGAGGATGCCAGCCCATCCGCTGCGGACTGGTGAAGGAAAGGAAGGAGCGCGACACCTGCCGCGCTCCCCATTGTTAGGCGTATTCAGATTGGAGATGTTCGTCTATCTCATCCCCGTTCTGTATTTCATTGTGATAGAAATCCCCATCAACAGAATATTCGCCATGGTATCCGCAACCATATTCCACATAACGCGCGACCAGATGGAATCCCTGTTTAATCATCTCATCATATACAGGAATTGGTGGCGACCATGCTGTGTCGAATTTGAACACATATGTCTCGCCATTCTCATCGCTATAGATTTCATCTGTATCCCATGGCGAACAGACATCCCATTTCGTGCCCCAATTATCGCACGCCCAATCATACCAATTAGGAGAGTCTGAAGGAGATGTTGTATCCTTCAATGCTTCTGGCATGGGTTTGATATGGTCGCACATCTCGCCATTGATGATGGCGTCTTTCAACGCCACCATCTTGTTTTCGTCCTCATGGGACACATAGATTACATTCTGACACCAATTAGGCATAGATTGATACCTCCGTTTCTGTGAGACGAATGTCCAATTCACCGAACAATGCGACTCGTTTCATCTGTTGTTCAGACAATGGGATAAACTCTGCGAAATCGTCTCCGCTTACCGCATGAGTCTTTTCCCATAAATCCTTGACGCGCGGAGAATATCCGCGCGCATAGATAACATGGCACTTGTTCTTGCTGACAATGTCACGCTCTGGCGATGGCGACATCACATAGATGCCCTCATCCTTAACAAGCCACAGACCATATTCATCTGTGGTCTCGTCCACATAAGGAATTTTGCGCTCGCTCTTCAGCATGTGCTGAATCATTCGCGTAAACTCCTTGCTTTTAAATTTAAGCATAGTCATTTTAGTCCTCCATTAGACTGTTGTTGATATCCTCATTATATCGAATAACAAACTAAACACAAACAAAAAGAGCGGCATCTCTGCCGCTCTTTCCGTCCTATGGAGGAACTAAATCCTATCCCATGATCTTGGATTGTCTCTGTGATCCTCGTCAACATAGCGATCTGTGATCTCATATTTCGTGCCCATGCTGTCAAGTTTGTTCAGATACTTTGGAAAATCGCAATCTTCCTCCAGCGCGTATATCTCACCATTAGGCGTTTGGTATGAGCATTGTGAGAAATCTGCCGCAGACATCCGCGCAGCCGCAAGCTGTTCTTTTGAAACGATGCCCCAGCCATGTCCTTGGTCTGTGATAAATACGATATTCATTTTGTTGTCCTCCATAGACTGTTGTTGAATCCTCATTATACACATTAACAAACACAAAACAAATTAAATGTTCGGGTCGGGTTCGCTATGTTTCGGGTCGGGTCGGGTTCGGGACTGGTGGCTTTAGTCACCAGTAGGGCGCCGCCCTCTGCTATAGGCGTAAGACTATAGCATATAAAATCTAGGCAAATAAAAAGGGAGGCGGCTAGCGCCGCCTCCGCATGATGTGTAGTAGTGCCGCGCAGTAGAAGGCTGCGCCAGCGTGTAGGATCATGGCTAGTCGCATGACCTGATGGCCTAGATCATCGAGCGGTTCCACCAGCCCGAAGATTAGATGGGCAGACGCTAGCAGGAATAATCCCGCTAGCATCATGCCAAGTTTGACAGCCGCCATCAGTCCAAAAGAACCATGTAGGCTTTTGGTTCGTATTGCCTGAACCAATCAAGACCTTTGCGAACAACCGCCCAGTGCTTTGGGTTGTTGCTTTGCTCTGCCATCCAATTCATGCCCATGGTAACGTCATAGACGGCCACGGCATCGGCTGGAATGGTGACGCTCTCACCACTGAATGGGTTCGTGACCTCTTCTGGATCGTCACCCACTAGGCATTTGAAAGGTAGTGGTCTAGTCATTTTGTAGTCCTCCAAAAAGCGCCGCCGGCGTGATGCCGGCGGCTAGGTTTATCACTTCCACTTGAACATCTGACGAATTTGCGTGTATGCCGCTTTCGCCTCATATTCAAACTCTTGTGGATCGTGATATGCGAGACCCGCCTCAATGGCGTGTCTCTCAACATCCTTTCGCTCCAAATTCCAAAACTTAGCTTGGCCTTTTGCGAAATCGTGTTGATCTTTTAGGCCATGTAGGCCTACCAATGTCTCGCGCCATAGCGTCAGCATCTCTTTACAGAAGGCAATCTGTTCCGCTTCTGTTAATGCGTCATATGTATGGCGACGAGCAAATTGTGATTTAGTCATTTTAGTCCTCCAATAGACTAGGTTGCTTTGGGGTCGCTTGGCTATTGCCGTCCGATTTCCCTTAATGTCCTATGACATTAAGCTAAAATGAGACAACATGCAACACCAAACAACAAATAAAATACATTTTATTTGTCAACAATTTGACACCAGCACAAAAAACCTTGTAATAAAATTACTCTGTCGCCCAGGCCAGGCGTAATAATATTAGGGTTACTTGGGACAATATCGGGCAACATGTCAAATTACTGACGCCCCAACCCCCTTGACAAGACGGGGCGCTGCGCGCGCCCACCCACCCGCCCTAGATGGGTACATTCATTCCCATGTTTTTCTGTTCGACCTAGGCACCTGTTGCAAGATCCACAAATTAATTGTACGAATGTCTAAAGGAGTCCCTAGGCGTGGAAAAAAATTCTGATCTAAATTCATTTGAGATGTTTGGCCGGCTGTGTGTGTTGTTGGACAGTGCGCCGTGGTACAGGGACCAGCGGATCAGGGATCTTGGCTTTCGGTTCATTCCTGCGATTGAGCATGGGAAGGTTCGATATTGGATGCGTGATGGTTCGTTGATTGGTTTTGCGACTTGGTGTTACATGACATTTGAGGAGGCTGAGACGCGGGAGTATAGTGGCCGAGAGGTATTTTCGCGGACTTCTGGCGATCAGTTGTGGGTCATGGACATGGTTGCGGTTGATAGTGTATTGTATATTGCGAGAGACATGCGCCGATTCTTGAGTGATGTCACGGATCATGATGTGGCGCACTGGAAACGGCCTGACGGCAGGCAGGGCAATGCTTGGAGATTGAAGCATGGGTGAATCAGCAGACAGCGGTAACGAAGCAGGCAGCGATAACGTAGATCGCTCTAATCCGAATGAAATGCGTGCTCGTGAGCAAGCGGCGGCAAGATCCGGCACGGTTACTGACAGTAGTGGCAGTCCTGTAACATCTACCAACCGTGATGGCACGCAGAGTGTTGTTACGACTGGCACTGACTTTGAGCGTTCTATGGCGCAGCAGGATTTTGCGCGAGAGCAGGCGACCCGTGATCGCGTTGCTCGTATGAACGAGTTGGCGCTACAAGGAGTCGTAGGTGCTAATGCTGATGAGATTGTTCGCAGAGAAATATCAGACGGCGTCTTATCTCGCAGTGCGGCGAGTCTAGCGGCGGAAGTTGCTCGAAAGGAGCAAGCGGCAGTAGAGCGTGCGGCGGCGGCTGGCAGGTTGGCTGGCGCTCCTGCGGGTTCGGCACTTGCAAACATTGATGTGACTCAGCCGACCATGTCACCAGAGGCGTTTCGTGCGGCGGAGGTGGCAGGGGTTCGTGCTCCTCCGGCCATGGGTCCAGAGATGCAACTCATGTCTTTGCCGTCACCGAATCCCCGTGACGCGATTGCAGAAGCGTTACGGACCTCGCCATACAGTGGTACGAATAACACACTTCTAACAAACAGAATGTTAGCACAAGGCACTCCGCAAGAGGAGCGGCAGAGCATATTACAGGAGATTCGCAATCGCGCCACGTTAGGCGACGAAGGTGCTCGTCAGGATTTAGCGGATGTAGAAGCGCGTGAAGAACTTGGTTTGGCTGGTGCGGGACGCGTGGATCTTAATGCGCCGAATCCGTTTGCGGCACCTTCTCGTCAGGCGCTTGTTCCGGTAGGCATTCAATCCTTGCCCGAAGCCGCCACTGCGTCAGCCATAGTTGACCCAGGCGTTTTGTCCGTTGCTCCAATTGAACAAGTTGCCTTGGATCAGGAAGCTAGAGCACGGGGAACTGATCCTCTACTTCAAACAGGTACGGCACCTATGAACGTGTCTGGAGCTGCTGCGCCAGCGGTGTCTGGTCCTCTGCCAGACATGGTAGACGCAGAGACAGACATTTTTGCACGGGATCTTACAGACCCTAATCGCCCTGGATACAGAGACGGACTTCCGATTGGCCTTGAGACATATACAAGACCTGACGGTGTTACGGTAACAAGGAACCTAGCCGGCCTGACTGAAGCGCAACGCGAAAACCTACCGCTTTCTGTGAGAGCCGCTAATCTTATGGGTTCTCAAGCATATGGCTATGAACTGGACGATCAAGGCAACGTCATAGGTCAGGTAGGAACACCGGGGATGGGTGTTCTTGGAAACGCCGTAACCGGTCTTCAAAACATGATGATGGGACCACCACAGACCGTAGAGGATTTACTTGATAGGGGAGCGTACACCGGAACGTCTTTATCCGGTTCGGATTCATATCAAGAGCCTGAAGAGGCGATGACCACGGACGTTACAAAATCGCCACAGGATCCGTGTCCTCCAGGTTACCAGTTGGTGAATGGGGTCTGTCAGCCTGTAGATGATGTGACGACTGCGGCCCCCGGCTCTGGGTTCCAGTTCTTCCCATCCGGTGGTTTTCCGACATCTTTCTCGCCTATGACTCAAGCGACACAGGTTGGGCAGGTAAATCCGTTTGTGCTCCGTCCTAACGTGTCGCAGGGTATACAGGGTCTGTCGCCGACAGGAGCGGCTCTTGGCCGACAAGTTTGATACGGTTCCAGAAGAGGTTCTGAAGGAGATATATGCTCTTCAGAACCAGCAGGTCCGGCTCAGTATACGCGAAAAGGCACGCGATCAGTTCATGCCATTCGTGCATCATGTGTATGATGGCTTCATCGAGGGCCGTCATCACCGGATTATTGCGGAAAAGCTGGAAAGAGTGGCGCGGGGTGAGCTGAAACGGCTTATTGTGAACATGCCGCCGCGTCATAGTAAGTCAGAATTTGCCTCATATCTGATGCCGGCGTGGTTTTTGGGCCGGAATCCGAAGCTAAAGATCATTCAGGCCACCCATAACACCGAATTGGCGGTCAGATTCGGCAGAAAAGTGCGTGATTTGATCGACACGCCCGATTTTCACACCATTTTCCCCGATACGGGCCTAAAAGCGGACGATAAAGCCGCCGGAAGATGGGGAACATCGGCTGGAGGCGAGTATTTTGCTGCCGGAGTGGGCGCAGCAATGACGGGTCGCGGCGCGGATTTGCTGATTATTGACGATCCGCACTCAGAGCAGGACGCATTGTCCAGCACGGCCTTCGATCACGCCTTTGACTGGTACACATCCGGTCCAAGACAGCGTTTACAGCCTGGTGGGGCGATAATCATCGTCATGACGCGCTGGGGCCAGAAGGATTTGACCGGTCAGGTGCTCAAGATGCAGGGTTCTGACCAGATGGCGGACGAATGGGAGGTTGTGGAGTTCCCAGCCATACTTCCGTCCGACAAACCGCTCTGGCCGGAGTTCTGGAACAAGGATGACCTGGTCAAGGTCAAGGCATCTTTGCCTGTAGCCAAGTGGAACGCACAGTGGCAGCAGAATCCGACAGCCGAAGAGGGCGCCATCGTCAAGAAAGAGTGGTGGCAGATGTGGGAGAAGGAGAAGATTCCGCCTGTGAAGTACATCATTCAGGCGTATGACACGGCTTTCAGCAAGAAAGAGACGGCTGACTTCTCGGCGATTACGACATGGGGAGTTTTTGCAAATGAAGATACCGGTGCCGATAATATCATTCTTATGGATGCTCGTCGTGGTCGTTGGAACTTCCCTGAACTTAAAGAGGTGGCAGGAGAAGAGTACGAGTATTGGGAACCTGATATGGTCATTATTGAAGCGAAGGCGTCGGGCCAGCCACTGACGGACGAGCTACGTGCTGCCGGCATTCCGGTCATGAACTATACACCAAGCAAAGGCCGTGATAAGATCACCCGTATGCACACGGTGGCTCCGCTGTTTGAGGCGGGGATGGTGTGGGCACCGGAACAGAAGTTCTCGGAGGAAGTTATTGAAGAGTGTCTTGCGTTCCCACATGGGGAGCATGACGATTTTGTCGATAGCATGACGATGGCTTTGATTCGTTTCCGGCAGGGTGGGTTCATCGAGCTTGAGGGCGAGAACGATAACTCTGATTGGTATCCGAGGAAACGGGAGTATTATTAATGGCACTACCTCCACGCCCGATGGGCAGCTTGACAGACTCTGGCATTGAAGCGCCGCAGGGTATGGACGTAGAGATCCCGCAGGCTCCAGACTTTGCTGGAGGCGCCGAGGTTGTTCAGCAGCCTGACGGTAGCGCAATTGTGCAGGCTCTCATGGGCGGTGTGCCTGACGGTCTTGAGGTAGAGACTGAGCAATATGATCACATGGCGAATCTCGCCGAGATCATTGATGACGATGTTTTGGGTGAGATATCCAGCGAACTTCGTGGTTTGTACGAAGAAGACATGGAGTCTCGCGAGGATTGGGAACAGGCGTATACCAAGGGTCTGGATCTTCTTGGTATCAAGTATCAGGAGCGCACTCAGCCGTTTGAGGGCGCATCTGGCGTAACACACCCTTTGATTGCCGAATCCGTCACGCAGTTCCAAGCGCAAGCATATAAGGAACTTCTGCCTGCCGGCGGTCCTGTGAAGACGCAGGTTCTTGGCTCCAAGACCATGGAGAAAGAAGCGCAGGCCAGCCGCGTGAAGAACTTCATGAACTATCAGGTTACTGAGGTCATGGAGGAGTTTGATCCTGACACGGATCAGATGCTGTTCTATCTGCCGCTGTCCGGTTCTACCTTCAAGAAGGTTTACTTTGATCCCACCAAGGCTCGTGCGGTATCGGCATTTGTGCCTTCGGAAGATCTGGTTGTGTCGTACTCCGCCACCGATCTGAACACTGCACCTCGTGTAACGCACGTTCTGCGTATGGATGGCAACCAGCTTCGCAAGATGCAGGTTGCAGGCATCTACAAGGACGTAGAGGTGTCGATAGATGACAATGTAGACGATCCGGTTCGCGACAAGGTTGATGAACTTGAGGGTATTAGCAAAGGGTATACGGACGACATTCACACCGTTTTGGAGATGCATGTCGATCTGGATCTAGAGGGTTTTGAAGACGTTGGTCCCGATGGTCAGCCCACCGAGATCAAGCTGCCGTATGTCGTTACGATTGACCACGGGTCAGGTGAGATTCTGTCGATCACTCGTAACTATGATCAAGAAGATTCGCTGAAGCGTAAGCGTCAGTATTTCGTACACTACAAATTCCTGCCCGGTCTGGGTTTCTATGGCTTCGGCTTGATCCACATGATTGGTGGGCTGGGTCGCGCTACGACCAGCATCCTTCGTCAGTTGATTGATTCCGGCACACTGGCAAACTTGCCGTCTGGATTCAAGGCGCGGGGCATTCGCATCCGTAACGATGACGAACCGCTAAGTCCTGGTGAGTTCAGAGACATTGATGCGCCTGGTGGCGACATCCGCAACTCTATCATTCCGCTTCCATTCAAAGAGCCGTCAGGCACGCTAGCGCAGTTGCTGGCCTCTTTGATTGAGGGTGGTCGTCGCTTTGTGTCTATCGCCGATCAGCAGATTGGTGACGGCGCTCAAAGTGGAGACATGCCCGTAGGTACAACTGTGGCATTGCTTGAGCGCGGTATGAAGGTCATGTCGGCCATTCACAAGCGCCTGCATTATGCTCAGAAGACAGAGTTCCGGCTCCTCGCTAGAATCTTCGCAGAAAATCTCCCTCCTGTGTATCCTTATGAGGTAGCCGGAGCACCTTCAGAGATCAAAGCACAGGACTTTGATGGTCGCGTAGATGTGGTTCCAGTATCGGATCCCAACATCTTCTCGATGTCACAACGGGTAACGCTAGCGCAGACACAGCTACAGTTGGCGCAGTCGAATCCGCAGATCCACAATCTCCATGAAGCATACAAGCGTATGTATCAGGCGCTAGAAGTGCAGAACATTGATGAGATTCTGCCGGCCAAGAAGGAACCGCAGCCTACGAGTCCCAGCATTGAGAATGCCAAGGGAATGCAGGGCGAACTCCTGACAGCCTTCCAACAGCAGGACCATGACGCTCATATTATGGCACACATCATGTTCATGAAGTTGCCGTTGGTCTCTACATCGCCTAACATTTATGCTATATTCATGGGGCACCTTCAGGATCATGTGTCCATGAAGGCACGTTTGACTGTGATGGCTCAAGTCCAAGAACAGCAGGCGCAGGCGCAGCAAATGGCATTGGCCGCTCAGATGGGGGCAGTAGACCCCATGATGGCGCAACAACAAATGCAAGCAGCATCTGCGATGAGTGAGGACATGGTTGAAGCCGAAGTTGCAAAACTAGAAGCACAGTTCACCCAAGAAATCATTCAGATGCTTGCACCGCCGGAAGGGCAACAAGATCCTCTTGTAGCAATCCGGCAGCAAGAGCTTGCTATCAAGGCTAACGAGTCCCAGCGCAGAGCGGCGCAGGACTCGGCAGAACTTGATTTGGAACGCCAGAAGCTCCAGCAGAGAGCCATGACTGACGCAGCGCGAATCGAACTCCAAGAGGAGATCGCGGAAGATAGGGCAGATGTGAACAGGGAACGCATCCAGACCCAGCGTGAGTTGGCGATGCGTAAGGGATAATTGGATCCAGTAACTGCGATGGCCACCGCTTCGGCGGCATTTGGAGCCATTAAAAAAGGTTTTGCGATAGGACGGGACATCGAGTCGATGGCATCCGATCTTTCGCGTTGGATGGGTGCATTATCTGACCTAGACCAGGCCGAAAAAGAGGCCAAGAACCCTCCTATATTCAAGAAGCTATTCAGCGGAAAGAGTGTCGAACAAGAGGCTATCGAGGTTTTTGCGGCAAAAAAGAAGGCGCAGCAACAACGTCTGGAGTTGCAAAACTGGATCGGACTTACAATGGGCAGGTCTCACTGGGAAGAGCTGATTCGCATGGAAGGCCGGATCCGAAAGCAACGACAGGAAACCCTATACAGGCAACGTGAACGGCGCCGGAAGTTCGTTGAAGTAATCTGCATAATACTTTTGGTGACATCGGTTGGGGCGTTCCTTGTCTTTCTTGCATGGCTGTATGTCAAAAGGAAAGAGAATGGTTAAGAAGTTTCAGAAGGACACCGAGTATGCCGAGTATGATCTGGACGGCGATGGTGAAATTACTGACGAAGAATTAGAACACGCCAAGGAAATACGAGAGACAGAGCGCGACTTGAGAAAAAGTTTAGCTCAACTGCGGATGGCGAGATACACTTTGATTGGCATGGGGGTGTTTACTGCCGCCATGTTTACGCCATGGGTATCTGTTGAACGTATTGAGGCGCTTAGTGAAATAAGCAATCTATTTTATATTAGCGGCGCCGGTGTCGTTGGAGCGTATATGGGCACCACAGCGTGGATGAGCCGTAAATGATAGACGCTTTTTTGTTGCTGGTATACTTGGGCACAGGAGAGTTCCGCAAGCTAGAGAGTGGAAACATGTATTTCTATTCAATCACTGAATGTAACTATTTTGCGAATCAAGTCTCCAAAAGGTATGGAAATTATAGACATTCAGACCTGCTAGATCCCAAGGATCGAGTTACGGCGTACTGTATTCCTAGACAGGTCAATTCAGATCAGGTAAAGGTGTATTGATGTTACAAGCACTTATTGGTCCTGTATCCGGCCTAATTGGGTCATGGATGGACTCTAAAACGGAAGAGCAACGCGGCAAATCTGCGGTTGCCAAGGCAAAGGCGGAAGCTGAAGCCAAGGTGATGGTATCTGCTGCTACGTCAACGGCTGATTGGGAAAAGCTGATGGCGAAGGGCAGTCAATCGTCTTGGAAGGACGAGTGGCTAACGATCTTGTTCTCGATTCCGCTAATACTGGCCTTTGCTGGTGAGTGGGGCAGAACCATTGTTGCAGAGGGTTTTGCAGCTTTGGAGGTGATGCCGGACTGGTATCAGTATACACTGGGTGTGATTGTAGCGGCCAGCTTTGGCGTTAGATCAGCAACGAAGTTCTTTGGAAAGAAGTAGGAGGGCGCCATGCCACTGACAAAAAAGCAGATGAAGATTGCCCGTGTAGCAGAGCCTCGCGATAAGATCACCGGTGAGGACTTTCAAGAGCTTCGTAAAGCCGATGGCGGCATAGTTAAGTTCAATGAGGGCGGCGAGGTTACTTCTACAGAGCCGAGGATCATTGAGTTACAAGAACTAGCAGAGTTTGGTGATGACGACGCCGCAGAAATTGCAAAATCTGATCTGTTCAAAGAGCGAGACACCAAGCGTCTGGACAAGTCTGTTAAGACATTTCGTAAGGGAATGAGCGTAAAAGCAGATGATATGGCTCGTGGTTGTGGTGCGGCGGTAACAGGCAAAAACTTTAGCGGTACATATTAATTGTCCGATGGATGTTGCAGACTTCGCAAAATATGTTTATAGCTTGTTGAGTCAGCGAGAGGAGCAAATCGCTGACATGTTAACATCTGGTGGTGTTCAGAACTTTGAGCAGTACCAGCGGTTGGTGGGAGAAGTACAGGGACTTGTCTACGCCAAGGAAGAAATTAAAACCCTGCTGGAGAGAAACTTAGACGATGGCGAAGACATTATACGTTCCTGATCATGTTGCCAGATCAAAAGCAAAAGATCCCGTTACCGCAGATTCTGCTTATGTAGAGGCAGACCAGCGAGTCTTAGACCCCGGTCTCATCGACAAATCCCTGAAAGAACGCTTGCCGCAACCTACGGGTTGGCGACTTCTTGTTATGCCGTATCAAGGCAAGGCAAAGACCGATGGTGGCATTCTTATTCCTGATCAAGCCCGTGAGCGTGAGGCACTAGCTACGGTAGTAGCTTATGTGCTGAAGCTAGGGCCGTTGGCTTACCAAGATCCCAACAAGTTTGGCGATAACCCAGAGCCATGGTGTCAGGAAGGTCAGTGGGTGTGCATTGGTCGTTATGCAGGGTCTAGGTTCAAGATCGAAGGTGGAGAGGTTCGCGTCATAAATGATGACGAAGTGATTGCTACCCTTCTTGAACCCGATGATGTGAAGCATGTCTAAGGAGACGGAGATGGCAGAGGCTCAAGCAATTGAAGAAGAGAGCGTTGAAGTAACGCTTGAGGACGATAAGAAGACGGTTAACGCTGAAGAAGAGCGTGTTGAGGTTCAAACTGAAGAGCCTGCCGAAGCGTCCGAGGATGAATTAGACAATTACAGTAAGGGTGTTCAGAAGCGCATCAAGAAGCTGACTGAGAAGTACCGCTATGCCGAGCGCGACAAGGAAGAAGCTGCGCGACTTGCGGATGTCTTGAAGCAAGAGAATGAACAACTCAAGACCAAACTCAGTAACCTTGATCAAGGCTACCTTAGTGAGTACGGCACTCGTTTGGATTCTCAGCTAGAACAAGCCAAGCGTGCGTATACGGACGCTCATGAGCGCGGTGACGCGGATGCCTTGTTCAATTCTCAACAGGCGCTGTCGCATATCGCCATTGAGCAAGAACGCTATAGACTTGCTAAACAGCGCCAAGAGCAACAGGCACAACCTGTTGAGGTTCCGCAGGAGACACAGCCACAACAGGCACAACAGGCACAGCCAGACCCACGAGCACAGAAGTGGGCAGAAACAAACGAATGGTTTGGTGATGACGAGATCATGACACAGGCCGCGTTTGTAATTCATAATAACTTAGTCAACGAAGAAGGGTTTGACCCATCTGGCGATGACTACTACAATGAATTGGACTCTCGTCTTAAATCTCGTTTTCCAAACGAGTTGGGGGCCAAACAGAACGGGGGAAGTACAAGGGTCGCCTCGGCTTCTACTTCCGCATCCCGCAGCAACAAGCAGGGGCGCAGGACTGTCAAGTTGTCACCATCACAGATAGCAATGGCTAAAAAACTTGGAGTTCCTTTGGAAGAATACGCTAAGTATGTAAAGGACTAAGTTATGAGTGATACAAGACAACCACGGTCTACAGAAACACGCGAAAAGCAAACGCGCAGAAAACCATGGGCACCGCCCAGCCGACTAGATGCACCGACACCGCCCGATGGGTATCGCCATCGTTGGATCAGGACAGCACTCAGAGGCGACGACGACAAGATGAACGTCCACGCGAAACTTCGTGAGGGATGGGAACCAGTCAGAGCTGACGAGTATCCTGGCCGTGATTATGCGGTTCTTGATGAAGGCACACATGCCGGTGTAATTGGTAACGGTGGGTTGATGTTAGCCCGTATACCTGAAGAGACAGCGCAGGAAAGAACCGAATATTACCGTGATCGGACACGCGAACAAATCACTGCTGTGGATCAGGACTTAATGAAGGAGCAGCATCCTTCGATGCCTATTACTAATGATAGGCAAAGTCGTGTAACCTTCGGAGGTCGCAAAGGCGACTCTGATTCATAGTGAGAAGGAGTTATTCTCATGGCAAATGCAAATGGAGCCTTTGGTCTAAAACCATACGGCATGCTAGGGTCCGCCCCAGCCTCCATGGGTACAACTGAGTATCGCATTGCATCTAACAACTCCAACCCAATCTTCCAAGGCATGCCTGTAATACCGCTTGCCGCTGGAGTGATTGATGACCTGCAAGCCGCCGCTGGTGGTACGGTTTCAATCGTGGGTGTGTTCAACGGATGCGAATATGTCAGTTCAACCACTGGAGAAACAATTTTCTCTAACTTCTGGCCTGGTTCTGGCGCGGATGCGAATTACCCCGTCAAAGCCTTTTTGTATGACGATCCAGCAATGCTGTTTACGATTGCAACGTCTAACGTACAAGGTTCTAACGATACTGAAGCAGAACTTCGTACAGAGGTGTTTTCAAACATTCAGCTTGCAAACGGTAACAGCGGCTCTACCACAACAGGTATTTCCTCTGCGACTGCGGATCTGAATACTGTCGGCGTCACAGCCTCAGACGCTCTGCGTATTATGGGTATTCTTGATGACCCAGAAAACTCAGACTTTAGTGCTGCTGGCATCCCATTAATCGTTCGTATAAACAACCACTTCAATGCTCCTAACGGTAGCATTGCACAGGGTACTGTTTCTACGACGGGCGTATAAGGAGGCTGATCAATGGCTATTTCTCGCGCACAACTAGCGAAAGAACTGGAACCAGGCCTCAATGCTCTATTTGGAATGGAGTACGACAGGTACGAGAACCAGCACGCAGAAATCTACACTACCGAGTCCTCAGATCGAGCATTTGAGGAGGAAGTGATGTTGAGTGGCTTTGGCGCCGCTCCGACTAAGTCGGAAGGTTCCGCCATCACTTTTGATGATGCCAACGAAGCATTCACAGCTCGGTACAACCACGAAACCATTGCACTGGCATTTTCGATCACGGAAGAAGCTGTGGAAGACAATCTCTATGATCGTCTCTCCTCTCGCTACACTCGTGCTCTTGCTCGTTCAATGGCACACACGAAGCAGGTCAAAGCAGCTAGCATTCTCAATAATGCGTTTACGGCTGGTGCGTCTGCCGGCGGTGACGGTGTTGCACTTTGTGACGCATCACACCCGCTTACAAACGGTAGCACGTTTGCTAACGAGCCAGGCACAGCCGCAGATCTGAACGAGACCTCACTTGAGGACGCTCTGATCAGCATCGCTGGTTTCGTTGATGAGCGTGGCCTGAAAGTCGCCCTTCGCGGCATGAAGCTGATCATACCTCGTCAGCTTCAGTTCGTTGCAGAGCGTCTGATGGTTTCTAACCTGCGTGTGGGTACTGCGGATAACGATGTAAATGCACTTCGTTCCATGGGGATGTTGCCTGACGGTTACCACGTCAACGACTTCCTTACGGACACGGATGCGTTCTTCATCCTTACCGATGCGCCTCGTGGCTTTGTACACTTTGAGCGTCTACCGCTTTCCACTCAGATGGAAGCAGACTTCGACACCGGCAACATGCGTTTCAAGGCTCGTGAGCGTTACAGCTTCGGTTTCTCTGATCCGCGTTGTGTGTTCGGTTCGCCGGGCGCCTAAGAATCCTAGTCCTCCAGCTAGGCGAAAGGGCGGCTTTATGGCAATCAAGTCGCCCTTTCTTCTGTTACAGTAGTTTCCTCCCTAAACTTGGAGCCGTAGAATTTGCGGCTCCGTCTTTTTTCGTGTATCCTGTTCGTACCCTGACAGATCTAGAATAGATCTGACTCTAGCCACGACAGGAGATTTAAATGGCTACTTCTACTTTCTCTGGTCCTATTAAAGCCGGAACCATCAAGAACACAACAGGCACGACCCTAGGCTCAAACATTTCCAACGTCGGTCAAGTTGTTATGTCTCAGACATTTGCAGCAGATCTTTCTGGGGGCGCTTTAACTGCTTCTGTTACTGACGTTGTTATTCCTGCAAACTCTCAGATCATTGACTGCGTGATTGACGTTATTACCGCGTCAAGTGATGCAACTAACCTGAGTGTTGGAGATACCGTTGGCGGTGCAGCAACCTTAGTTAACACTTTTGCTATTGGAACAAGCGCAGGCCGCAAGTATCCGACCACTCAATCTGGTGGTGCTTTAGCATGGGAAGACACAGGAACAGCAGACATTCGTTTGACTGTAACGGCCTCTGCTTCAACCACTGCTGGTGAAGTTCGCGTTACTATTTTGTATGCTCAAAACAATAACCTTGGCTAATAGGAGGGCGGAATGGCTGCTTCTATTTTTACTAAAACGGCCACGGCGACTGGAACATTGCAAGGCGGCAGAACTCGTCTAAAGGCTTTCTATGTAAAGACAGCTTCTAGTGGTTCTCCAGCGGTGGTGTTTAAAAACGGCAGTGGTGGAGCTACTTTGTTATCTATGGTGTTTCACACCTCGGATGACAATCAGATCTCCATACCTGATCATGGGATGATCTTTAATGATGAGTGTCATGTGACACTTACCAATATAGATTCAATCACAGGTTTCTTTGGCTAATGGCTCGTAAGGCCACAAAGATGCCCAAGCGCAACAAAAAGAATTTCCGCTCCACCAAGTCTGGGGCGGGAATGACTAAAGCTGGAGTCGCGGCGTACCGTCGTAAGAATCCAGGCAGCAAGCTCCAAACGGCTGTAACGGAGAAAAAGCCGAGCAAGTCTCGTGCGAAACGCCGCAGTTCTTATTGCTCCCGTTCAAAGGGGCAGATGAAAATGCATAACATCAATTGCCGCAAAACGCCTAAGAAGCGTATTTGTCAGGCAAGGAAAAGGTGGCGGTGTTGAAGAATCTAAGCACAATCATTAGCGGTGCAACTTTGGCGTTCTTGGGTTGGATAGGTATTTCTATCGTTGAACTCAAGACGGATACCGCTGTTGTGAAAGAGAAGGTCGCCTCAAATTATGAGATGATCAAACCCATGTGGCAGGCGTTTTTAGCGGAGAAGGGCAATGACGATCTCGCGCAGCTCTATCGCCAAGCAAACGACTAAGGGGGTTAAAGTGCCAAAAGATGCATGTTACCGAAAGGTTAAAGCAAGATATAAGGTTTTTCCATCGGCGTATGCTTCGGGCGCGATTGCTAAATGCCGAAAGGTGGGAGCCAAAAACTATGGAACTGGAGGAAAGAGTAAGAAGTCTAAAAGAAAGACTGGCTCTTCTAAACGCAAGGCTAAGACCTTCTAATGAGAGTTCCAGAGACAAGACCGAAACGCAAGTTTCGAGGCAAGAAGATCAAAGGAACCGCAGTAGCGAGAGGCTGCGGAGTCGTTTTGCCAAAAAAACGTAAGCGCACCAAGGGTGCTGTGGAGCAATCCTGATGGCGGTTAGGAAGACAAAATCTGGACTCGCGTTAAAGCGTTGGTTCAAAGAAGATTGGAAGGATGTCCGCACGGGGAAAAAATGTGGGCGCCAAAAAGGAGAAAAACGTGGTGTCCCTTATTGTCGCCCATCAAAGCGGGTTTCTTCAAAGACGCCCAAAACAACGAAGGAGTTATCTGCCAAAGAGAAGAAGTCTCGTATTTCGCAAAAGAAGCGGCTGGGCCAGCCTGCTGGTAGGCCTAGGCGTGTAAAATCTGTTCGCAGAAGAAAGACAAAAAAATGAACCGCGAAGAGATAGTTAAGGAGATACGGCGCTGGTCATCTTCCGTCTTGGAAAAAACAAGTGACAACTATAACGGTTTGCCTGCCTGTCCCTTTGCTAAAAAAGCTTGGAGAGAAAATAAAGTAGATTTTGTATTCAAGGATACAGCGGACTGGGATGTTCTGTATTTAGCGATAGATGATTGGGACGATTCTAAAGACGTAGTTATTCTTGTTGATAATTGTTATGAAGATATAGAAGAGTTTTATGAAATACTAGACAGCCTGAATGAAGATTTATCAAATGGTGTTTTCAATACGAAAGACATGTTTTTAATGGGTTTTCACCCAGAGTCAGACGACAATGATTTGTTGGATGACGAGATAGAGATGACTGATGAGGAGCCTTATGCCATGATCTTCTTACAGCGTTTGAGTAAATTGCAAGAGGCTTCGGATCAGCTCAGAGAGAAGGGTTATTATGATACTTGTGAAGAGTATTATGGGGGCGCTTCTTCATATCACCAACGTCAAGAGTATTACAGGAGACTAAAATGGCAGGTGCAATGAAAAGAATGAAGAAAAGACGCGGCATGAAGGGCGGCGGCAGTGTTAAGAAGATGCGCGGCGGTGGCGCTGTTAAGAAGATGCGTAAGATGCGCGGTGGCGGTGCCGTTAAGAAGATGCGTAAGATGAAGAAGGGCGGCAAAGTTAGGTCTAGGTAATGGCGACATCTAACTCTAGAGATTTCGATCTTGATGTTTCTGACATCATAGAAGAGGCGTATGAGCGTTGTGGACTAGAGGTTCGCACTGGTTATGATGCGCGAACAGCGCGACGTTCTATGAATCTGATGTTTGCAGATTGGGCGAACAGAGGGGTAAACCTCTGGACGGTCAGGCAAGCAACGATAACGCTTACAAACAATCAAGCGACTGAAACTCTAGGTGCAGATGTTGTAGATCTTCTTGAAGTTGTTCTGCGGCGCAGTAATACAGACTTTGATTTGACTCGACTGAGTCGTGGCGATTACCTGTCGATCCCTAACAAAACGACACAAGGTCGCCCTTCTCAGTTCTTCTTTAATCGGCAGATCACGCCACAGATCACACTTTGGCCGACACCGGAAAATAGCACGGATCAGATCGTATACTACTATCTCCGGCGGATAGAAGATGCGGACGCGCTGACGAACAATGTTGAGTTGCCCTTCCGGTTCTTACCCTGTGCAGCTGCCGGCATGGCGTATTACATCGCCCTGAAGAAGGCGCCAGAGCGTGTTCAGCTTTTGAAGAATGTTTATGAAGAGGAGTTTCAACGAGCCGCTGATGAAGACGAAGATCGAGTATCCTTGAAGCTACAGCCTGATATCCAGTATTTGAGGGTATAATGGGTAATTATGCTTCAGGCAAAGATGCATACGGAATCTCAGATCGATCTGGGTTTCGGTACCGTCTTCGTGACATGCGGGTAGAATGGAATGGCTTGAAGGTAGGTTCTGATGAATTTGAGGAGAAACATCCGCAGCTTGATCCGAGACGTAGAGTCGTTGATCCACAAGCTCTCCGCGACCCTAGACCTGATACAGGAAAGGGCCATGTATTCGTTCCGGTTGGCAATAACGTCTTTCCACCAGTGGATAAGGCGCAAATGATTGGCGGCGTAGGATTCGTCACGGTGGTGGTTTAAATGGCATTTACATTCAACGAGTTAAAACAAACGATTCAAGATTATAGTGAGAATCAAGAGACTACGTTTGTAAACAACCTAGACACTTTCATTGTTGAGGCGGAAGAGCGCATCTTGAAGAGTGTGGCGTTGACTTTCTTCCGCAAGAATCAGACGGGCACGACTACATCCTCGAATCAGTTTCTTACTTGTCCGAGTGATTTTTTAGCGCCGTATTCGTTGTCTATTACAAACGGTGGTAGCAAAGAGTTCCTGCTGTACAAGGACGTGAACTATTTGCAGGAGTACAACCCCACTGGTGCTACAGGTGTTCCGAAGTATTACGCTTTCTTTGACATCAACAATTTCATGCTGTCGCCTACTCCCAATGCGGCGTTCACAGCGGAGCTGCATTATACCTATCGTCCTGCCAGCTTGACTGCTCAATCAGGTAGCGGAAGCACTTGGTTAAGTACAAACGCCCCTATGACACTGTTGTATGGCTCCCTGATAGAGGCTTATACCTTTATGAAGGGGGAAGCTGATGTTCTTCAAAACTACAACCAGCAGTTTCAACAGGCGTTAATTCGTTTGAAAAACTTCGGTGAGGCTCTAGAAACAACGGATGCCTACCGAGAAGGTCTGATAATTAGAGAGAAAACCTGATGTTTAAACTAGATGTAGACGTTCCAGAAACTCCAGTCGTATCGGTTCATACTACGGAATACCGTGGTTGGACCCCTGAAGAAGTTGCTGAACGGTGTGTAAAACAATTAATTTCAGTTTCGGATGCCGCTCATCCAGGTATCCGAGATCAAGCCAGAGCGTTTCAAAAGCACATGGAAACCGTTGTGGCTTTTTATATGCGGGAGGCTATTCGTAGTGATAGAACAACCGTGTATAATGCGTTGAGGGATGCAGGTCATCCGCAGTTAGCTGAAGCAATAAGGAGGCTTTAAATGGCTATTTCACAAGCGATGTGCACATCCTTCAAGCAGGAACTGCTTCAAGGTAAGCACGACTTTACCAACTCGAGCGGTCATACGTTCAAACTTGCTCTGTTTACTAGTTCTGCATCTCTTGGTGCAGCAACAACAGACTACTCTACCTCAAATGAGGCGTCTGGCACTGGTTATAGCGCAGGTGGCGGTACGTTGACTAACGTCACGCCGAGTATCCCAGGTGGTGGCACCACAGCTATTACCTCTTTTTCAAACCTGACATTTAGCACGGCTACTGTCACTGCAAACGGTGCGATGATCTACAACACCACCAGTGGTGGCGGATCGGGCACATCTGATGCAGTAATCATCCTTGCTTTTGGTGGAGACAAGACCTCCACGGCAGGTGATTTTACGATTCAGTTCCCAACGGCTGACGCAAGTAACGCAATCATCCGTATTGCGTAAGCTGTAGGAGTCTCCTATGGCTAACATAACAGGTTGGGGTCGGGGTTCATGGTCCGAAGGGGCGTGGAACTCCCCCTTACCTGTTGTTGCGTCTGGAGTTTCGGCTACCGCAAGTAATGGTAGCGTAACGGTTGATGCAGAAGCTAACGTCCCAGAAACTGGCTTAGAGGCCACATCAGGCGTAGGTTCTGTAACCGTAACCGGCGTTGCCAATGTTTCTGAGACCGGTCTAGAAGCTACTGGTTCGGTTGGTAGCGTAACGGTTGTTGCGAATGCAGGAGTTTCCGTTGTTGGATTTGCGGCTCAAGGCAACCCAGAGCTAGGCGGCGCCCTCAACGCCGAATACTTCGTACCTACAGACACCGATGATCCCAACATAACTGTTATGGCCTTTGAGGCTAGCACCACAGTCTCGGCTGACGGGTCATCTCTTGGCACAATAAGTTCGGCAGGTGGCACACTTACAGTCTCCGCGTCAGATTATGAAAACAAGATCATATCGGCCAACAAGCCGATTACGCTTCAAAGTGGGGACAACCAAACTGTTGGTGTGCCGACCTCTTGGGCAGGCACTTCGTTTGGCTTCCGCAATACAAGGACGGGTTTTGTATTACAGATGCGCGCCCTGTATGGCACGGCATCGGTAGAGATATTCAAGGACGGTGTATCAACCACAACCTTGAGTGTCGGTAGCACCGCGACCACAACGCAATCCTACGCTGACGATACTTCTGACCCTGAATACACCGTATTTTCAGACTTGCCGATTATTGTCTTTAAGACACGCTCTACTAGCTTGTCTGGCGATAGCAGATCAGCGTTCCCTGCAAGCACCGACTTCCTTTATGGCTTTGCATCTGGCAGTGCAGCAGCGATTTTGGTGGATGGATACGGCGGGACGGCACAAACCTTCACAAGATTTGCTAGTGATGGGACCAGTAACAGTTCCACGATAAGCACAACCAACACTAATTTTGCAGGGGGCACAGACTTTACTGGGCCAAGTAATAGGTATCAAACGGCTAAAGCCTCTGCGGCATTTAGCATTGCGGACAGTGACGGCGGTGAAAAAACCAGCTTTATACCGGAGGGCTGTTTTGCTCACGAGTTTAGGCTGATAGAGGCGGCTGAATTTGTTAACTTCATCGGTGCGCCGGGTACAAATGACCGCAACATTGAGGTCTACAACAGTAGCGGCACACTCGTAGACACCATACAGCTTGCGACAAGCAACACTGGATCAGACTTTCCGACCAAGTTCCAGCTTATCTCAAGCACGACTACGGATAGCAATCTTACTCCAAACAAAAAGAGTTACGCGCTCACCGCTGGTATGCGCTTTGTTTCAGAGGTGCCTGTCGGCGCTGTAGTAGAAGACGACAGTAGTGACAGAGAATCCAATCTTTTTGGTGTTCGTAACTTTGGCGGTCAGACTTCTGCCGCTGCGGTTGTTTCCGTTACTGGATCCGAAGCTACCTCCGCTGTAGGCACTGTTACTCTAAGCACCGCACAGAACTTGTCTGTTACCGGATCCGAAGGCACCGGTGAAGTTGGCTCGGTTACTGTAAGAGTAATCTTCAATGTCGCCGTCACCGGTGTGGAAGGAACGGGTGGAGTCGGCTCTGTCACCGTAGACGCTGGTGCGGTTGTTCCTGAGACCGGACTAGAGGCCAGCTCTGGCGTCGGCTCTGTCACCGTAGACGCTGCCGCTGTGATCGCTGTCAGTGGATCAGAGGCTACAGGCGAAGTTGGTAACGAAACCGTTACCACTCAACAGATCCTAGTACAGACCGGCGAGGAGGCAACCGGCGGGGTTGGTTCGGTTGTCCCTGTAAGCAATAACAATATTGCTGTTACCGGCCTAGAAGCTACTTCTGCCGTTGGTGATGAAACTGTTGTGGCGGCGGCGAATGTAGCGGTCACTGGTTCTGAAGCCACAGGCGAAGTTGGTGATGAAACTGTTACAGCGGATGCTAATGTCCCTCAGACTGGTTTGGAGGCTACCTCTGAGGTCGGTTCGGTTACCCCCGTAACCAACAACAACATAGATGTTACCGGTCTAGAGGCAACCGGCGAAATTGATTCTGTGACGGTAGATGCTCAAGCTATCGTTTCTGTTACAGGGGAAGAGGCTACAGGTCAGGTAGGAACCGCTGAAGCTGTTATTGGCGTAACTGTGGTTGTTACGGGATCAGAGGCCACTGGCGAGATTGACTCAGTTACCGTTGTTGGCGAGGCCAACATCCCTGCCACAGGAATAGAGGCCACTGGATCTGTTGGAGAAGTTTCTCTAGTTACCAACAACAATATAGACGTTACAGGCATTGGCCTGACGGCATCGCAGGGAACCGCTGTTGCACTTGCATCAGCAAACGTTCAGGTTACTTCAGACGCCATCCAAAGTGGATTAGGTTCGGTAACTGTCACGGGATTGGCAAATGTGCCAGCTACTGGTATAGTCGGAACAGGCCAAGTTGGGTCTGTCTTGGTATGGAGTCAGATTGTTCCGAGTCAGTCACCATCTTGGAGTGCTGTGTCGCCAAGTCAGTCACCATCTTGGAGCACTATCACCACAGGGGTTAGCGACAACTGGGAAGACATAGCAGCGTGAGGCATGAATGGCGAGTACATATGTAAATAATCTTCGTCTTGAAGAGATTGCTGACGGCGAACAGTCAGGCACCTGGGGCCAGACGACGAACGCAAATCTTGAGCTTATTGCGGATGCCTTTGGTTTTGGCACAGAAGCAATAGCCAGTGATGCTAACAGCACGATTACAATGGCGGACGGTGCAACGGACGGTGTCCGTGCGATGTACTTGAAGATTACCTCTGGCGTAAGCCTGACAGCCACACGGACAGTTACGCTTGCTCCAAGCACAGTTTCTAAAATCTGGTTTATTGAGAACGCTACCTCTGGTAGTCAGACGATTGAAATCGTCAGTTCCGGTACCAACCCGTCAATTCCTAACGGTGAAACAAAGGTCATCTACACGGATGGATCTGGAGCGGCGGTAGACGCTTTTTCTAGTCTGACGTTGTCTAGCGGCACTATTGAGAGTGGCGTCACCGTAGAAAAGAGTCCAACGATTACGCTAACTGGGGATGTGACCGCCAGTGCTACTGCAATGACAAACTTAGGCAACGTGTCAATCGCAACGGATATCGCAAATTCAGGGGTCTCGGCTGGTAGCTATACAAACTCAAGTATAACTGTGGCGGCTGATGGAAGGGTGACATCAGCGTCAAGCGGATCAACAGGAGCGACAGCGGGATTTGCTATTGCAATGGCGATAGCACTTTAGGAGAAGGTAATGGCACAGGACTTTACACGGTATATTGCAAGAAATGTGGGCACATCAGCAGTTGCGATACATACGTCAAATTCAAACGATACTTTGGTTGGAATCAATCTAGCTAATACCACCACTTCTCAGATTACGGTAAGCGTGTTTTTAACGGTGAGTTCAAACGATCATTACCTGGTCAAAGATGCTCCGATACCGGCGGCATCAGCTCTACAGGTTTTGGATGGTGGTGCTAAAATCGTCCTGCAATCAGGAGATGCTTTGAAGGTTCAGTCAAGTGCAGCGGACTCTGTGGATGTATGGGTTTCCGCAGTGGATGCGATCAGTAGTTAAAGGAGCGCATTGTGCCATACACTGGAAATAGACCGGCCACACATTTTGAGAACATCCCTGTAGTTCAGCGGGAGAGCGGCAACGGTTCCACAACTTCGTTCACGTTGGACAACGCGGTCTCGGACGTTCAGGACATCTTGGTTTCTGTGGATGGCGTAGTTCAGGACTCTAACGCCTACACACTAACAAACTCCACTACGCTTGAGTTTGGATCAGGGAACGCACCTTCTTCTGGAACAAACAATATCTTTATTAACTTCTTAGGACTGACTCGAGGTTCTGTGACGCCGCCAGCGGCCAACAAGGGCAACTTCAAGGGCGGTGGTTTGTTTCGCACTAACGCACAGAGCCTCACAAGTAACATAACCATCCTTGCAACTGAGAACGCAAACGTGACAGGTCCGTTCACTGTAGCCAGTGGCGTGACCCTGACCGTTGAAAGCGGCGGGACATTGGTGACGCTATGAGTACACTAAAGGCAGATACTATCCAAAGCACCAGCGGTGGTGCGGCTACGCTGACGAAGCAAGAGGCTGCGAAACACTGGGTCAACTATGACGCAGTGGATGGTATAGTAGATGGCTCGTTAAATCAAACCACTCTACAGGACCACGGAGCAGGCGATTTCACCACTAAATTTACAAACAATTTTAGTTCGGTGACGGACAGATGCCATTTTGCATCTTGCATGAATGCTACTGATGGCGGAGAGACTAGACTTGCTGGCGACACTAGGTGTGGAGTAAATGCAAACATAGGACATCTTGTAAGCGATTCAACGATGACTGCACCAACTACAGGACAAGTTGATTTTTTCACGGGAAAAAATTCAGACGCTAATGCACAAGGCGATAATGTCGATGTAAGTGCAAGTTATTGTATGACTATTGGAGATCTCTTATGAGTGAGGTAAAAACAAACAAAATCTCCAGCCTTGCGAGTAACAACGATATTACTCTTGACCCTGATGGCACGGGCCGTGTTGCTGTAACTGGCTCTGCTACTATGACCGGCACAGATACTTTCAATAGTAATGCAACAGGTTCTGGCATCCTCCTAAAAGACAGTGGTGTTACATCACGTCAACTTCATATGGCTGCGCCGGGAAGTGTTAGCGAAGCAGTCATTGGCACACCCAATTCACACAATCTGACCTTTGCTACAAACAACACAGAACGTATGCGCATCGAATCCAGCAGCGGAGCCGTGCTAATAGGCAAAACCTCACTTACTTCAAACGACCCTGGTTTAGAGTTAAACACTGGCGCAGATGCTAATGTAGCACGGGTTGACCAACACAAAACGGCTAGCGGCGACTTTGCTGGACATTATTTTTTCCACAACGGCTCCAATGTGGGCGGCATTGATTATAGTAATAGCGCGGTTAATTACGGTACATCCTCCGACTATCGACTCAAAGAAAACGTAGCCGACATGACCGGCGCAATCACTCGTGTGAAGGCGCTGTCACCCAAACGGTTCAACTTCATTATTGACCCAGACAGAACCGTTGACGGTTTCCTTGCGCATGAAGCGCAGACCGTCGTGCCAGAAGCAATCAGCGGCACTAAGGATAAAGTGGACGAAGACGGCAAAGCTGTCATGCAGGGGATTGACCAATCTAAGCTGGTTCCGCTGCTTACCGGCGCACTGCAAGAAGCCATCGCAAAGATTGAAGCACTCGAGACAAAAGTCGCAGCACTGGAGGCAGGTGAGTAATGGCATTCGGTATAATCAAAGCGGATACCCTGACGCACTCGACTGAAGGTTCTGTGTCTACAGAATATGTTGTGGGTGGTAGTGCAAAGGCGTGGACAAATTACAACTCTGATACAACTATCCGTGATAGCTTAAACTCCAGTTCGATCACAGACCATGAGGTAGGCGAACATTCTGTGGTTTTAACAAACAATATGGCAAATGATGACTACGCTTATAGCGGTGGTGCAAAGGACGGCTTTAATGGCAATTTTGGCAGGATATGTACTAATAGCGGTACAGCCTCAACGTCATCTCATCGACAAGTAACAGTGCTGTGTAATGACAATTCTCGTGATGATTGCGTCGAGGTTGGAACATCGGTACACGGAGACCTCGCATGACAGTGACCCCAGAGTTTCAAGGCACACATCTATGGGAACGGCTCTGCTGGGCAAAGGAAAACCTTGATGGTGTGCAGTCAGACTATCGCGTTGTCTACGAAGACAAGGTAGACGAATGCGCTAGGATAATGGTGCCTGATCCCAATTGGATGGCTTGTGCTTTGCAGGGTGGGATATTGCCGCCGGTTTGGGTATACTGGGAGTTAGAGAAGGACGAGGCACAGCCCGACTTCAAGAAACACACACGCGGCTACTTGCTGCATGACACAGAACCGATGGGGCCGATGACCGAAGAAGAGGCTATCGAGTACCTCATCCAGAAGGACGTACCACAGTCTGTATGGCAGTCGTGGGACGAGGGCAATCGCCCGAAGATGGTGATCTGTCGGAAGCAACAGCTTCCGGGGACACGCGAGTGGAGAAACGCCTGGCGTATCTCTGATGAACTGGCAGCTTAGAGGAACATAAAATGCCGACAACATACATCGTAGACAAGGACGGGAACCAGATCGATGCTTCCAAGGCCACCGTTCCTTCTGACCGTCACTTTCGCGGTGCATGGTCTTTAAGCGGGAGCGTCATTAGTGAGGATCTGGCAAAGGCCAAGGAGATCTTTAAGGACAAGATTCGTGCAGTGCGTAAACCGTTGCTTGATGCAGAGGACGTAGTATACATGAAGGCACTTGAGGCAGACGATGCGGATGCCAAGACTGCTTCTGTAGCTAAGAAGAAGGCACTGCGTGATGCACCAGCGGCAAAAGCAATCACAGATGCAGACACGATTGCAAAGCTGAAGGCAGCTTGGGATACATCTGTGTTGGGCGACAGCCCTTACGCATAAGGATAACAGGCAATGGCATTAACTAAGGTTGGTAAAGAAGGTATCACTGGCATTTCCAATTCTAGTGATGCCACTGCTATTACGATCGATTCGTCTGAAAATGTCACATTTGCTGCGGCCACCCGTGCGCCTAACAGTTCTGCATCTGCACCTGCTTACGCATTTAGTAACGACACGAGCAGCGGCATGTTTTTGCCGGGTGCGGATACTCTTGCGTTTTCATCGGGTGGGTCAGAACGTATGCGTATCAACAGTAGCGGCAGTCTTCTCATTGGCGCAACATCATTTTCTAGTGGTGGTGGAGGTATAAAGTTCGGTGGTGTTGGCAATAGAGACCTTAGTGTAAATGGTACTGGCGCAATACAACAATTAGGATTTCACAATCCTAATGGTGAAGTTGGTTCAATTTTTACCAGTGCCAATTCAACAAGCTTTGCAACAGCGTCAGATTACCGCATCAAAGAAAACGTGGCCGATATGACCGGCGCAATCGCTCGTGTGAAGGCACTTGCACCAAAGCGTTTCAACTTTATTGCAGACGCCGACACTACGGTTGACGGCTTCCTTGCCCACGAGGCGCAGGCTGTCGTGCCAGAAGCTGTACACGGCACACACAACGAGGTTGATGACAACGGCAACGCAGTCATGCAAGGCATCGACCAGAGCAAGCTGGTGCCGCTGCTGACCGGAGCACTGCAAGAAGCCATCACCAAAATTGAAACCCTCGAAACCGAAATGACTGCGCTTAAAGCGCGCGTGACCGCACTGGAGGACGCATAATGCCATACATAGGTAAATCTCCAGAGTTCGGCGTCCGTAACCGCTTCGTGTATCAAGCCACGGCTGGGCAGACGAGCTTCAGCGGATCCGATTCTGACTCGCTGGTTCTAGCTTATCAAGACGGGCGGTATGTGGATGTGTACCAGAACGGTGTTCTTCTAAAGCCAGGGACGGATTACACGGCGACAACGGGCACAACGGTTGTCCTGGTCACAGGGGCGTCACTCAATGACGTAGTTGAAATCGTTGCATACGACACATTCTCCATTGCGAACAGCTATACCAAGGGAGAATCAGATACTCGATATCCTTTCAAGGGCAACAACTCAATTATTCGCCTGAACGGCCAGACGATCAGTGCAGACATTACGATTGACAGCGACGAAAACGGTGCGTCGGCAGGGCCGATTACGCAGTCTGCTACCGTCACTGTTAACGGATATTGGAGCATCGTATGACCAGCGTATTGAATGTAGATACTATTGCTGACAAGGCTGGCACTGGTCCGGTGGGGTTGACCAAGCAGACTGCGGCGAAACATTTTTGTGTTTTTAATGGAACAGGCACTGTGGCTGTTGATGAGTCTTTCAACAACTCCTCACTTGAAGATAATGGACCAGGGCAATACCAGGTAACTTTTATAAATGCCTTTAAAAATCTTCATTTTGTTTTTACGGGTGCTACTGTAGGAAATGACGAGGCATTCACTTATATTGCTACGGACGCCGTCGCAAAAACTGCAAGCACTGTACGTTTTAGAGGCGTTCAACATGATGGTAGTGAACAGGATACGGACGTAGTGGATGTAGTGTCGCACGGAGACCTCGCATAATGGCAAGCGTACTTAAAGTAGATGAGATTCAAAGCACAAGTGCTGGTGGTATTCTCATGCCTAAACAGCCCCGTTGGGATGTCGTTGGCAATAACGATGCGTATGTGGCCACCTCTCCCATTCCATTTCCTACGGTTGTGATAGATAACGCCAATGGATTTAACACCTCTACCTATGCGTATACGATCCCTATTGCCGGAGACTACTTCGTAGAAGTCAACATGGGTATATTGCGATTAATAGGAGACAATCAGGTAGCATTTCCCCGCCTTGAACAGAACGGGGTAAACAAAGGATATAGCTATCTTCAGTTAAATGTAGATGGCACTCATTACGCTAGCAATGTAGTCAATCGAATTTTAACTTGCGCTGTTGGAGACACAATTAGATGCGCTTTTCTAAACAGTGGTGGAACCGGAAAATATTATAACGGCGCTGCTGAATCTCGTTTTCACGGATACTTGGTGGGGTAGAGATGGCAACGTATAAAAACATCATGGTTCTTGAACCCCCGAAGATGACTGTTCGTGTAGCAGATACAGCGGCTTCCATTCTTCGTGCTACCGATTGGACGCAGCTTGGCGACAGCGGCCTGACGGACTCGTGCAAGACAGCGTTTGCCACATATCGTGCGGCGATTCGCACTATTCGGCGCACCGACCCCGATAGCCCAACGTGGCCCACTGTGCCTACAGAGGAGTGGTCATAATGGCTAGTGAACTCAGAGTAAACACCCTGAAGGATGCCAGCGGGAACAACAGCGTGGCTACGTCTACTGTTGCACAAGGTAGTGCAAAGGCATGGGTGAATTTAAACATGGCAAGCGGCGACGGTGTTATAAACGATAGTTTTAATTGTTCCATAAACACGGATCTTGGTACTGGCAGATTCACGTTGAGCATAACTTCAGCCATGGTTAATTCTGACTACGCAGTAACAGCATCTGCTATGGACCCCACTGAAGCATCTACGGGTAGTAATAGAACAGCGGATGGCACACCTACGAGTGCTTCAGTCATGTATATTCGCGCTTGTGCATATGACAACACAGCTAACGATGTACCGGCTGCGGCTGGAGTAGCTCACGGAGACCTCGCATGAGTAAGGCAGCAGAACTCGCCGCACTGATTGGTTCGCAGACGGCGTTGTCAAACAGGAACCTACTAATTAACGGCGGGATGCAGGTGGCGCAGCGGGGAAATACTACGGACCATACCAGTGGCGGTGTATATGCGCCGGATAGATTCAAATTTAATGTAGGTTCACTTGGTACATGGGATATTAGTAAGTCTACAGAATCTCCTGCAAATCAAGGTTTTTCCAATAGCTTAAAGCTAGACTGCACGGCCACAGCCTCCGTGTCTTCTGGTTCATTTATGTTATTGCAACAAATATTGGAAGGACAAGACGTACAGCAGTTGAAGTTTGGAACAGCTAACGCAGAATCTATTACCTTTTCGTTTTGGATTAAGTCGAGTAAAACAGGTCTTGTCACTGTTGAAATACAACATAAAAACACAAGCGGAAATTTCTTTTTGAGAAGCAGTACCTTTACTATTGACTCTGCTAACACTTGGGAAAAGAAAATAATCACAATAGTTGGAAACACCGCACAAGACATCAACAACGATAATTCAGCATGTTTCTATTTGTCATATTGGTTTTCCGCAGGAAGCGATTTTAACGGTGGCACTTTCAATACATCAGCGTGGTTAAGTTCTACAGGCAATACGAATACAAGAGTATCAGGCTCATCGATAAATTTTGCAGACAGCACTAGTAATGAAATCTATATAACTGGCGCACAGCTTGAAGTCGGCGAACAAGCCACAGCGTTTGAGCATCGGTCATTTGGCGATGAGTTACTTCAGTGTCAAAGATATTTTGTAAATTATCCTGATACATCCTCTGCTACCAATACTGTCTTCGTTGGCAGAGGAAATGGGTCAACTCAGGCTGTTAGTGTAATGATGCCGCTGCCTGTTGTTATGAGGGCAAAACCTACTGTCAGTCAAATATCCCAACTCGCTGCAATAGGGCCGAGTGGGTACAACGCTGCAAATAATGTTACACCTACAGTCACTGGAACGCCTGACTTTGAGCCAAACTTGGCTTTAGCTTTCACTGGATTATCTGGCCTGACTGATAACAGATTAGCGGGTGTCTACATCTACAATCCATTTAGTCTGAGTGCGGAGTTGTAAACATGGATGAAATGAACATCACATCTGCACAGTATATTGCTGATGTAAAAACAAAGGAAAACATCGGCATTAGAGCTGTCATTAATGGATCTGCATATGGTGTACCTCTTGACCCAGCAAACACGGAATACGCTGAGATTTTGCGGCAGGTTAAAGCTGGTACGTTGACGATTGCTGAAGCGGAGTAATGAATGCCTCTTACCAAACTCCAGTTTCGCCCTGGTATCAATCGCGAGGGCACCAACTATTCTAATGAGGGCGGATGGTTCGATGGGAACTTCATCCGCTTTCGTTATGGGTATGTTGAAAGAATTGGTGGTTGGGAAAAAGTAAACAGCACCACGTTTCTTGGCACAGCTCGGGAGCTGCATGATTTTGTAACGCTCTCATCTCAGAACATACTGTTCGTGGGCACCCACATCAAGGCATACATAGAAGAGTCCGGCACGTTCAGAGACATCACGCCGTTTCGACGCACGGTGCTTCTGCCTCAAGCTGTCACTGGTTCTGCCGCAACAGGGGGCGTTGGTAGCGTCGTAATCTTCACCGGTGCAGTAGCGACTCAGAATGTCGCCGTAACTGGTGAGGAAGCTACGGGCGTAGCCGGTCTGGTCGGATCCATCATCGTTGAAACCACGCATCATGTGCTTGTGACGGGTGAGGAAGCCACTGGTCAGGTGGGTGATCTGGAGCCTGCGGAGCACAGATTGATCATATCTGAAGTTACAGAACAGATCACAAGCGGTCTTGGCAGTGTAACTGTTAAGACGCTACCTAGCGGCGGTGACCCAGACGCTGACGCAGGGTTCTTCCCGTTAGGTCTTGAGGCCACCGGCGCCGCTGGCTACGTCACTGTTGGAGTAGGCTGATGGCTATAACATTCACTACAACCAGCGGAAGCACGACTGTAACCGTTAACGATCCAGCGCACGGTGCCTTGGCAGGAGACTTTGTAATATTTGAAGATGTGTCTGGTCTGTCGTCGGCGTTAAACTCAGCATTAGCGGCTGAGTTTGAAGTACAGTCCGCCGCGACCAACACCTACACGATCACATTGTCCTCTGCCGCAGATCAAACGAACTCTTCTGCGGGTCAGGCGTCGGCGTTTTACTTGCTTGAGACCGGCTTGAACACCACCGTTCTTGGCGCTGGTTGGGGCGCAGGCACATGGGGTCGTTTTACATGGGGCAGTGCGGCAGGTAATCTTGCGGGTCAAACTCTACGCCTGTGGTTCGCAGACAACTTTGGTGAAGACCTAATTATCAACGTCGCGGACGGACGGATATATTACTGGGATGCCACAGGAGGCTTGACGAACAATCGAGCCATTCCCTTGGAGAACCTTTCAGGAGCCAGCAACACACCTACTGTCGCTCGTAAGGTTCTTGTATCTGAAGTAGATAGACATGTCCTAGCTTTTGGTGCCAATCCACTAGGTTCAACTGAACAAGACCCGCTATTGATCCGCTTCTCTAATCAAGAAGACGCCGCCAACTGGACGCCCACGGCGACAAACACGGCGGGAGACATACGCCTATCGCAAGGCTCTGAGATCATCACCGCTCTCAGAACACGGCGGGAGATTCTGGTTTGGACAGATACAAGCCTAAACTCTGTTCAGTTTACGGGTGCGCCGTTCACCTTCGGCACCGCGTTGTTGGCGGATAATGTACGAATTGCTAGTCCTAATGCCGCAGTCAGCGTCAATGACGTTGTCTTCTGGATGGGGCAAGAAAACTTCTATGTGTATGATGGTCGTGTTCAGGCGTTGCCTTGCTCGGTGCGAGACTATGTCTTCAGCGATCTCAATCGTAATCAGGCGTTTAAGATTCACGCCGGATCCTTGGCATCAGAAACAGAGATCTGGTGGTTCTACCCCACTCAGACCAACAATGCTTCAGGTGAAGTAAACCGGTACGTCATCTATAACTACGGTGAAAAGGTCTGGTACTACGGGCAGTTGTCTCGTACCGCATGGAATGACCGAGGCGCGGGACAGCGTAGCTATCCACAGGCAGTGGAGGGTGGTTACTTGTACAATCATGAGTTTGGACTCAATGATGACGGATCTGCGATCAACGCCTTTGTGCAGTCGTCTGACTTTGATATAGGCGACGGCGAACAGTTCATGCTTTTAAGGCGCGTCATTCCAGACATCACGTTCAATGATTCTGACACCTCGACCCCAGCAGCTACCCTGTCAATTCAGTCTCGTGACTTCCCAGGTAAGGCTATTACAGAAACGGTTTCTGGCGTGGTTACCGAAAGCAGTACAGACGTATACACCAATCAGATCTTTACTCGAGCACGAGGCAGAAGCCTGAACTTCAAGGTTTCTAGTGACGCGGTGGATGTGAAGTGGCGGCTTGGTGCTCCTAGGATTGACGTAAGAGGAGATGGGCGCAGATGAGCAACACCAAAGTTATTCGTCCTATTCTGCCTGTCGCCCCAGAAGAGTACGATGCAACGTACATGAATCAGCTTGCCAGAACGCTTGAGGTTCTGATCAACGAGGTTCGCAATCCTTTGACGGGCATAAATGGACTACCTGACCAAAATGCTTTATCTTCGCTAGAAGTAGGAGATGTGTATCAGGACTCAGGAAACCTGAAGATAAAAGTAGAAGGAGATGTCTAGTGTCGGATGACAACGTGATTGTGATGCCAAACGGGAGCCGGTGGTCACCGAGCACAAGTTCTGATAAACTGTATTGCGCTAGCTGTCCTAATGAAGTGGACACTCCAGAGGAAATAGCTAGTCACCCTGATGGTAACTGCCCAGATTGCGGTAATCCATGGACAGGTGCAGAAAGACGAGACACTAAAATCTCCGTAACTGTTCCCCAGTCTCTTGGAGGCAAAACGCTTGGGTCTTAACCTCAAATCACTGTTACCAGTTATAGGTGGGATAGGCGGTGCTCTATTTGGCCCTGCTGGTAGTGCTGCACTAAACGCGGCTCTTGGTTCTGGAATCGGCACACTTGTGGCCGGTGGTGACGCTAAAGACGCGATTAGGAATGCAGTCCTTGGTGGCGGTGCTACTGCGGGTCTTGGTGCCATGGGGGTAGGTCCAGCAGCCGCGCAATCTGCTACCGGCGCCGCCGCTACCAAGGCTGCAACCGAAGCCGCAGTGACCGAAGCCGCTACCAAAGCCGCCACGCAAGAGGCGGCAAAGAGCGGGATTCTCGGCTCCGGCATCTCGATTGGTGACATTGTGACGGGCAGTTCGTTATTGGGCTTGGCCGGTGTAGGCGAGGAAGAGCTTGAGGAAGCCGGTGAGATGCAGTTGGAATCGCGCCCAGACTATAAAGGCACCCCGATTGCTGGGTTGTTTGTCGATCAGGTGACAGATATCAAGTATGATACCGCTGAAGAAAGAGACGCCGCTGTTGAGGCGCGTCGTCGTCAAGAACAGAATATGGCGATGGGCGGCATCGTCACGCTTAACCAAGGTGGTTTAATCGAAGGTCCAGGGACGGGCACTTCAGACAGCGTCAAGGCCGGCATTTTTCAGAATGGCAAAAAGGTTCAGGAGGCACGGCTCTCGGACGAAGAGTTTGTAATGACGAAGAAGGCCGTCAAGGGTGCAGGAAACGGCAACACCGACTTGGGTGCCAAGCGCATGTACGCCATGATGGACAAGTTTGAGAGGATGGCATAATGGCTGACACAGTACGCACTGAAGCGGTAACCGTATTACCGGAGTATCAGGAGACCTTCCTCAAGGATCTGCTTGCTAGTACCTCGGCCCTAGCTAATATGCCCACGACGATTCCTGATTATCAGGTTGCTGGCATGACGCCGGCACAGCAAGCGGCAATCCAGCTTGGTATCTCTGGTGTGGGTGCCTATCAGCCGATGATGGAAGCTGGTGCCGCGACTCTTGGTCAGGGTGTAGCTGCGCTACAGCCAGGTGCTTACCAGCAGTACATGAACCCGTATGTGGATCAGGTTGTGGATCAGAGTCTTTCCGATCTACAGCGGCAGGCGGACATGGAGCGTCAGCGCATTGGTTCGTCCGCCGTCAGTTCAGGTGCCTTTGGCGGTTCGCGTCAGGCGGTGGCCGAGCAAGAACTACAGCGCAATACGGCGGATGCCTTTGCTAGGCAGTCTGGTCAGCTCCGTGCACAGGCCTTTGAGTCCGCGCAGGATCGAGCGCAACAGGGCGCTGAACTGTTTGGCAAGCTAGGTCTGCAACAAGCGGCCATGGGTGAATCTGCACAGGCGGCGCAGGCACGCGACATTGGAATCCTGTCACAGCTTGGTGGTCAGGAACAAGCGCAGCAACAGGCCGAGATTGACGCCCAACGCGCCACGGCTCTTGAACGCCAGTTTGAACCGTATCAGCGCATTGGCTTCATGTCTGACATCTTCCGTGGCGTACCGTCCACCACTAGCACGCTGACCTCTAGTACGACTCCTTCTCCTAGCATTGTTTCACAACTTGGTGGCATAGGCATGGGTGTCGCGGGGCTTCAACAAGCTGGCGCCTTTGGTGAGGGCGGCATCTTTGGTGGGTTAGGGAGCCTCCTTGGCTTTGGGAGTGCCAGATAATGAGCGTATATAACCGCAAAATGTTTAAGCCGCGTAACGCCCGTAACGCGCTGAATCAGTCGGCGGGTATACCTAGCGTGCAGAAGTTCCAGACCGGTGGATCCGTTTTGCCTCCTAGGCAAAGAGTTTCTGGTGCCATACCAACTATTCCCGGTGTGGCTGGACAGCGTATGAGATCATACTCGGCGCCTGATTTTTCTCGGAGCATGATGCCCAGAGCAAATATGGCTGAAGTTGCGCGTCGTTACATTGCGGGTGAGCCTATAACAGCAAGTGAGTTCAGCGCCTTGAGAGGTGCAGAACAAGGATTCCTGTCTAGAAAAGGCTTGAGCGACTCGATGGGAGCCTTTGGCAAAAGCCGTTTAGGATCCGGCATCAAAGCTCTTCTTGGGCCAGCAGCGGAAATTGGCGGTCAAATACGCGGGTTTACAGAGGGTGCAACTAGCACAGCTGCAAAGACTTTATTTGGGTCTTCTGATGGATCTTTGCCTGCGGACACAATTCGTCCACCGGATTTAAGTTCAGATTACCTGAAGAGTTTGGGCATTGAGGTCAAGGATCTAACCAATTTACAGTCTCAAAGTGCACGAGGTGGTTTTCCCCCGCCTTCAGCGGTGCGTCCTCGTCCGGTTCCTTCAACGGATCAAATTAAGAATCCTTTTGAAAACGACCGTTTAAATCAACAACGAGTTGCGGACGAAGCTATGGCTAGAGAAGCTATGGCTAAAGATGGCGTTGTGGTTACGAACGAAGAAGCTGAACTAAAGGCTTCTGGTATTCTCCCCGGTAATCCAGAAAACATTGCTGAAGCACAGGCCAATCAAATGCGTGATCAAGAGGCTGATCGCACAAAAGAGATTCTTAAAGACGAGTCTCGCAGACAACAGAGTCAGACAAACCTGCCAGACGGCACTGACGCATCCGGTGATCCGTCAGAGACCGGCACCACTGGCGTTGTCCCGTCTACAAAAGAAGAGATTGAAAACGTAATCAATCAAGGCAACGAAGCAGATCAGAAGTCTGCACTAGACGGATTCATCAAGGAGTTTATGGATAAGGCTCCCGGCTACGAGGGTCTAGACAGTGGTCTTGTTCTTGCAAAGATTGGTTTTGCCATGGCGGCAGGCAAAAGTCCTCGAGCGATTCAAAACATTGCTTCGGCTCTTGAAGGTGGTGCCGACATGCTCATCAAAGACAAGAGCAAAAAGGATGAGTTTAATCGTCAACTTAAACTGTCCGCCCTACAGTACGGCTTGACCGAAACAGGGAAGTTGTCTGCACAACAACGACTTGATGACAGAAACTTCATACGATTGGCCGCAACTGGTGACATAACCTATGAGGGTAGGACATACAAAAAAGGCGAGACAATAAGAATTTCCACAACAGATCTGTTGGAATCTGATGGAAAACTACCTAAAGGCTTCACTGATGTTGATGTGTATTTGGACGGAGAGAAGGCTGTTCGTGATCGTCTGAAAACAAACGCCGCCGCAACTAACGCGTTGCGGGATGAACTCCTTCTTACCGACGCAGCGGCGACGGACATTCAAGAAAATTATGCCAAACAAGCAAAAGTTTACATCGACTCTGAAGTGGGAATCGAGTTTACGGAAAAGGCTTTGGTAACCTTGGCTGACGATGGTTCAATCACAGGTATTAAAGGTGGCATAAAAGATCTTGCTAACAAACTAGCTAACGCTGGTGGCTTGGATCTTGGCGCAAAGTATCAATCTAAAGCTGAGTTTGAAGCGGCAGTTCGTCAATCATTTCAAAAGCTGATTCCTGTTTCTCTTGGTGGAGTGCAAGCAGCAAACTCAATTTCAAACAGGGATGTTCAGTTTTTGGCGGACGCCTATGTTGAATCAGCTATTTTAGAGGGTGGCATCTTTAATTTAGCGTCAATTGATGAAGATGTATTGGCTGGTAAATTACAGAGTGTCATCAGTGAGTTCAGACGAAATCAAGCTGGCGCCGCTAGCAACATGCGGGGCATTGAGGATCGTTTGTCTAATAGAATATTGCCTGGTCAAGGTGAAGGATCTGGTCTTTCTCTTTTATCTGAGTCGCAGAAACGATTGGAACCATTTGGAGTTGGTCAACGGAGCACTTTAGGATTGGTTGACACCGGAGAGACGAATGCTCAAGGACTTCCAATATTTAGACTTCCGTCTGCGAATGTGTAGGAAACGTCATGGGTTCAATTATTGTTGAGACCTCACAGGGTCAAGTTCAAGTTGACATCGCCGGAGACACCCCTACCGCCGAGGAACAACAAGCGATTTTAAATCAGTTTGGTGGAGGAGGCGGAAGTCAGCCTACTCAAACTCAAATTGATTACGCCACCGCATCATTAGATGAAATTCGTGATTACTCGCGCCAGCGCAGACTTGCAGGGTTTGATCCTGTTAGTGGGGCGCAACTTACTGAAGATGAATACATAAGCAAATACAAAGAACCTGGTGTAGACTACCGCACCGGCTTGGATAGTGTCGGTGGCTTCTCTCGATTCCAATTTGGCCGCATGGATACCGGCGAAGAAAAGTCCAACTACCTCCGCACGGTGGTTGGCGACGGCGGTTATCGTGTTGATGCGCTTGGGCGGCACATTCTTACACAGGAAGGTCGCACTAAACTTGGTTTAGGTGAGGGTCGTGAGCTTGCAATTGATGAAGAAGGTTTCTCGTTCAACGATGTCAAAGAGTTTGCTGGCGCGGCTGCACTACCAATAATTGCCGGCACTGGAGCCGCGATTGCCGCTTCTGGTGTGGGTTTTATACCAGGCATGTTGATCGTAGGCGCGGCCACGGCTGGGGGCAAATTACTTGATGAAGGGATTGAAGCTGCCGAAGGATTGCAGAGGCAGTCCGTTGGTCAAATTGCTAGTGATGCGGCATATGAAGGCACGTTTGGTATGTTGGGCGAAGGTGTTGGTCGAGGCATTTCAAGGCTGTTTGGTCGTATCATTAAAGGCCCAGGCGGCGAGGCCAATGAAGCCTTACGCGCACAAGCCCGTGAAATAATCAATCAAGGCTATCGTCCTACGGTTGCTGGCGCCACAAGTGAAAGTTTTCGTCCTATTCTTAACCGCCTTCAAGCGGTGTATGAAGGCGTCTTTCCAAATCAAAAAGCAGCGACAGACAACCTTAATCAAGTGATCGCTGACTTGCGTGCTTTTGGAATTGTTGATGACACACAGATCAACAATCTTGACGAGATAATTAAACGCGACATTGATGAATTTTATAAAGGCGCAGATCAAAAATTAGCCGACGCTCAAATGCGGATGGATGATGCCGTCAAAGGCGAGATTGATCAAATCATGCGTAATTTAAAGGATGGCAAGACCATCCCCAGAGATCTGGATGAAATGATCCGTCGTCGTAAGGCGGTGTTTGATGAGGACGTTGACCGTCTGTACACCGTCGTGACGGAAAAACTACGCGGTCAAAAGATAATTCCTACCGCTGGTATAAAAGCAGAGTTAAAAAGGCTGAATCAAGAGAGCATTGCAGATATTGGCGCCACTAAATTTGCTTCACAGGTGGAGGCACTTGGAGATTTCGCCACTGCACAAGAGATTTCTAGAATTAGAACTGGTTTGACGGATGCGTCACGCAACCCAGCTCTCCTTAATGATGTTAATGTAGGCGCTCTTGGTGCGTTGAAAGCATCTGTAAATCAGGCTTTTGACGAGGCGGAGATTGGACTCGCAATCACAAGAGGCAGAATGAACGCCGGTGAGGCAGAATTCAAAGAACTTGGTGAGGCTTTAAATCTTTTAAGTAGAACCAACAGGTTCTACCGAAATGGTGTCGGGCGGTTTGACAACATCGTTGTTCAAGACATTGTCAAACAAGCGCAAAGCGGCCAGATGAACATGCGGTTCATCTTTGATAAGATCATACAAGAGGACAATCCAGAGGCTTTTGATCAGCTTATGAAAGCCATTCGTGGCGTTCCGACTGGTCGAGCGTTGGGAGCAAAGACAGGAATTGTAGATCTTGATGAAGGCACTCGTATTTTAAAGACTCGTAAGATCGGCAACAGAACCGTCGAACAAGCCTTGAACGACGTACAAAAGCTACCGCCGGATGATCTAACTCGCAGACGAGTTGAAAAAATTGCAAGAGATCTGGAGGCGGAGGCCGCTGAACGTGCCACAATCCGTGGCACAGGAGCCGAGCAAGCCGAGACTGTGCGTCAGGGTCTGTCTCGGATGTACATTCAAGAACAGGTTAAGCGTTCCTTGACCATTGATCCAGCAACGGGGCAACAAGTTATTGACCCCATTAAGTTGGTTGCCAACATTCGCCAAAAAGGCACAACAGTGGACAAGATGCTGGGTGATGACCTCAAAGCCGTCAACGACATTTTGACGGTGCTTGAGCGAGGCAAGGCCAATCTTTCTCCAAGTGTCGTTCAACAGTTGCAGAGCAAACCGCTTGGTCAGGCTTTGCAAGATCTACAAGCGGCAGAGGCGCGACGTGCAGCGGTAGATAGCAACGTAGTTATGCGGACTTTGGAGTCCACTACAGACCCAGAGGTTATTGCACAAACGGTATTCAGAAACCCCGCTTCAATTAGAGAAGCACAAAAGTTTCTTGGTAACAAAATCACCAACGTCAACGGCAGAGAAGTGCCTACCATGGAGTTGGTGCGAGACGCCGCCATGGGTAGAGTCTTGAAACAAATCGGCGCTACGGTGGATGAGGGCGGACAGATTCGGATGACGGATGATTTCATTGAATCATTTAAGTCAGGCCGTTTGGGCAATAAGTTACAATCTGTTCTCCGCTCTTACGGAGATGAAACACTGAACGCTATGTTCGGCAAAAATGCTGCCGAAGGTCTCAACACCATGGCGGAAAACATGGTGCGTGCTTCTAACGCCGCGATTGCTGGCAAGGGTGGTCTTGCCGCACCTAACATTGCGTTAGGTCTGGGAATCTTTCAACTTATGGGCAATTTGACCACGGCGCTTCCAACTGCGGTGTTATACGCGGGGATGTCAAAGGCTTTGCGTCAGCCGAAGGTGCTGCGAATGATGATGGCCTCTCGTCAGCCGAATAAGGTCAAAGACTTCTTATCCGGTAAGTTCAAGTCTAATGACCCGATTGCACAGGGTCTTCAAGTCTTTTGGCAAACTATGTCTGCGGCGACAGTTCAAGGCGGTAAAATGCTTGTAGAGCAAGGCGCAGAAGAGGCTAGACCCATCACAGAAGAAGCCAGACGACAACTTGCACCAACAGTTAATCAAACATTGCAAGCGGCTCAAGCGGCAATGTCTCAAGCACCACAGGTCGCCCCCGCCGCAACAGGCACGGCTGGGCAAGTTTCACCAATTCTGCTGCCGGATCCTGCGACTCAGGCTCTGGCGCAATCTCTTGGAAGGACTACTCCATGAACAAAGATCAGCTTCGTGAAGAGCTTGCAGAAGATGAAGGCTGCAAGTTTGAAATCTACCTAGACCATCTCGGCCTACCCACATACGGGATTGGACATCTCGTGGTGGAGGACGATCCAGAGTACGGCCAGCCTGTTGGTACGCCCGTCGATGAAGAGCGCGTGCGTCAGGTGTTCAACCTTGATATTGCTGTCACGTTGGACGAGTGTGAGGTTCTGTACCCAGACTTCTATGACTTGCCTGAAGAGTGCCAACTCATCATAGCAAACATGATGTTTAACATGGGGCGTCCGCGTTTAAGTGCTTTCAAAGGTATGAAGGCTGGTGTCGATGCACGGGACTGGAATCGTGCAGCTGACGAGATGGTAGACAGCCGCTGGTATGACCAGGTCACCAACCGCGCCAAGCGTTTGGTAGCGCGTATGAGAGCGTTGGCGGACTAGCCAACCTCCCCCCAGTTGTTACCTAGTTCCTGATCGACCTTGCTCGGCACCTTCAATGGTGTGCTGGTCTCCATGATCTCCGTGATTCTTGCGGCCTGCTTCTCGGACTCGACATTGAAACACAGTTCGTCATGCACGGTCAAAAGGGGCACCAGACCCTCCTTGTAGCACTCTGCCATAGCAACCTTGGTCTGATCCGCCGCAGAGCCTTGTATAAGCCTGTTGAGCGCCTTGTAAGTGAATGCGCGTCTCAGTATAGGCCCGTACTCCTTCTGCGCCTGCTCGAGCTTCATAGGCTTGCTATAGCCAAACGTCTTTGGCTCCCACAGATGAAACCTG